AGGTTGGGAAGGAATGCCCAAAGACTGTTATCGCCATGCAGTTGCACTCTGCCGAAAAAAGCGGGGATTGCACTATGTGGAAGGTTCAGCAATCTTTGCGGAGCTTCCACTTGCCGTTGATCATGCCTGGAATACCGATGCAGCGGGCAATCTGATTGATGGTGTATGGCGCAACGAGGGAATCGCTTATTTAGGGGTTCGTTTCCCTAGCAGGATGGCCCGTCAAGCCCTGCTTGATGGCGATACTGTTTTAGATGGTTTACAGAATCGGTATGCACTGTATCGGCAACCCTGGCAAGCCGATGAAGAGCTGCCTGATTAGTTATGAGGCTTATTGTAAAAACAAAAAGTCCAGAATCTGGACTTTTGGCGAAGAGGAAGTGTATATTGCGGGCATGGATTGGCAAGCAGAGTGTCGCAGGATTCACGACGAGGGGCTTTTAAAACTCAACAGAGATGGGTGTCTTCCTTTCCTTTTGCGGTTGTACGACGACAATGGAAGGGCGCTGGGCGAGGATCTGATTCTTCAAGATGGACTCGACGATATTACCCGAAAGCGCTTATTGGTATATGTCTTGGAGATGTTTCCCAAGATTCATTTACCGGCAGCGTTAGTGCAGTCGGATACGCGCGCCGTGAATGGAGTCAAGTTCCGCAAATACTTTGGACTTCCTGCGGTCATGCCTCATGAAGAATTTCAAAAAATCTATGGTCGTATTTTGACGGAAAGGTTTGATGGAACGGCTGCAAACCTTCCGCAGGAAGTGTGGAATGACATGCTTTTTACCACGCTCAAAGGGCCTCAAATTTTGCCGATTAATTACTCAACTTTTTATACAAAGGACGCAACGGGCCAGATCAAAGCGGTGGATACGGTGGGAATGACAGAGTTAGCAAACTATTTTTTGCCGGACTGGTGGAATACCACAATTCAATGATTGCGTTTTTGAACCAGGCGGAGTATATTCCGTCGCGTGGGAGAAGACCTATGACGAAGCTGCACGAATTGCTGGCTGTGCAGAGTAACCTGAGCGGCCAGGCCACGAAAAAGCGCGCAGATTTGAAGACGACTTTTGAAAAGAAGCGTCATCTCTTTGAGGAAACGCGCAAGACCTTCACGTCCAATGACGAACTGGAGAAACCGCAGATCGAAGAGCAGAAGGATATTCAATCGACGGTGATCAGTGAAATCGATTGGATCAAACCATCTTTGGCAAAGGCACTCGATGTGGCTTACCAAGTGGACGTTGCGAATACGCAGGCCAAGGCCGACGTGGTAACGGAAGAGGACGAGATCCTGTTGAAGGATGTGCCCGCGACTACTTTGCTGCAGCTGGAAAAGCGCGTGGCTGAATGGAAAGAATTGATTCAGTCCATTCCCACACTGGACCCGGCAAAAGGTTTCCAGCTGGACGCGGCGCGTGGGAAGGGATATTACAGAGCACGCGATGTGACGAAGCAACGCACGAAGAAGGTGCCGGAAGTGATTACTTTGGCTGCGGCCACCAAGGAGCATCCAGCGCAAACGCAACTGATCCAAGGGGACAAGCCGATTGGCACGATCTTGGAGCAAGAGTGGAGTTCGCTGATCACGCCGGCTACAAAGGCGGAGTTGCTGGATCGCGTAGAAACGTTGCTGCGCGCAGTGGCCAAGGCTCGTTCCAAGGCCAATGACCACGCGGTGGATACTCACGACAAAAAGATTGGCACGGAGCTGCTGGAATTTGTTTTCAAGCCGCTCGCCTAAGAATTTGGGTAGGGCTGAAAGGCTCGATCCAGGCTCAGACTCAGACTTGTGATTCAGACTTAAACCCGGTAGCTGAAAACCGGATCAGATTTTTACCCAAAGGTTTATCGTGGCTAACGATAGCGAACTGGGCGGAACCATATGAACAGAAGGCACGGGTTCGAATCCCGCAGGGCGCCCCAAAAAAATATGCGCCCTTAGCTCAGAGGTAGAGCGTCTGCATCAGAATAAAAGTTCCGGGCTGGTGAGCAAGGCGTGCTGCACAACCCAATCGACTAGCTCAGTTGGGAGAGCGTCTGACTTCTAATCAGAATGTCGCCGGTTCGACTCCGGCGTCGATGATACGGGCCGTCCGCGCGGTAGCGGGCGGCCCATTTAATTTTGCGGCGAAGCCGCTATTGCCTGCGCGGCAAGCGCTATAATTGCGCGCATGGCACACGATCCAGAAAAAACCAGTCAATTTTGGGTGAATGGAGTTGTGGCTGTACGCGACCATAAACCCTACGTGCAGCTTTCGAACGAAAAAGGCATGATCGCTCAATTTTCGATGAGTGATGCGCGGCAGGTGGCGATGGACATTCTGCAGATGGCGGCGCGCACCGAAGCCGATGCCATGATCCTGAAATTCTTTAAAAAATCGGAGTTTCCTGACGGCGCTGCGGCAGCACTGATGCAGGAGTTTCGGGATTTTCGTGCGGATTTGGACCGAGAAGTTGCCGAACGAAGCGAGAACGAATCGGACGCGTGATGGAAGAAGACACCTACTTGGGCGATGGGCTCTATGCCGCCTTTGATGGCTGGCAGATTGAGCTGTATGCCTCCAACGGAATCCGCAAGACAAACCAGGTCTATCTGGAGCCTGCGGTTCTGGCGGCGTTTTTGCGTTACGTGAAAGAGCTGAAGAGCCAATCGAATGATGCGGAGACCGCATGAAAGAGCGTTGGTTTGAAAATTACCGGATGGAATGGATTGAAGAAACCCTGCGCATTTTCGGGTTCATCAACCGGTGCCATCTGATGCGCAAGTTTGATTTGTCGATTGCGCAGGCATCGATTGATCTGCGCAATTTCCGGAGGCTGCACCCCAAAGCAATGATGTACGACAATACGAGAAAACAGTATGTGGTTTGCAAGGATGAGGAAACGAGGAGAGATTCGGAATGATAGATCATTTGACCTACCAGGACAAAACACTTTACGTGTATCCGCAGGATTCTTCGCTGAAGACGACGAAGGCTTTTACCCATGGCAGTATTGTTTTTGACAGTGTGGCGCGGACGGCGGTTTTTGCGAAGCTTCCGCCCGTGGCTCTGCCCGAGGGTCTTCTTTTGGAAAAGGGTTTGAATTTGCAGTTGCGTTTGATGACGATTGGAGGACTGCAGCGGAAACAGAGACGCGAAGGGGTTTTATCCGCCAATGAAAAGCAACCCGGAATTTTGCATATGGGTGGTATGGCGAAGACTCCGCGCCTGTTTCCAGCCGAGGATGGGTGGACGAACGAAATCTACAAGTATCGAGCCTATTTTACGCATCCAGGCATCAATACCAGCATTGACGATGAATCGGAGCAGGGCACCGGATTGCCGCAGTGGCTCAAGGATTGTATTGGGCGGCAAAAGGCATTGTGGAACCGGTTGGCATGGCTCTGCCGCGATGCCCGGCGCAAGTGTTCTCCAGCACCGACGGCAGAGATTATCGAATTTGTGAACAACACGATTTTGCCCGAAATTGATGCCTTCAACCTGATGCTGGGAAGAGCCAGAACCAAGGAAAAGATGCGGCATCCGGCTAAACTGAAGATCGAGATGCCGGGCATTGACGGTTTGTGGAGTTTTGTTGGGGAGCTGCGCGGACGGATTGAAAAGAAACGTGCTGTACCCGATGGATTGCTGGAAAAAGTGGTTGGTTTTGCCGAGCAGTTCAAAGCGGAGTACACGCCGCTGAATGAGTTTATGAACGACTTTGCGGCGATTGCTGAGCGAGAAGCGGTGGCGCTAGGGCTGCGGCGTTTTGAAATCCGGCCAACCGTAGGCGCTTTTAAAGCTGTGCTGGACCGGCGTAAAACCACCAAAGCGCCCTGGTCGGAAGGCTGGCCATTGCTCAAGTATCCAGACAGCCCCAAAGCGGCCAATTGGGGCGTGCATTACTACTTTAACAAAGCCGGAGTGGACTCAACATTGCTTGAGTCCGGAAGTGGCGTACCGGCACTCAGTTTTGGATTACCGTTGCCTCCTTCCGAAACAGGCCACAAAGAGATGACAGGGAAGAGAGTCGAGTACCGGAGGATGCGGGAAGCTACGATTTCTATCCCTGGGGACGAACCGGAGAAAACCCGGCATGATTTCCGCTTTGCGGTGCTGCAACATCGGGCGTTGCCGCCCAACTCTCATTTGAAGGAATGGAAGTTGATCTATCAGGATGGCAAGCTTTGGCTGTGCCTGGTGGTGGAGCTGCAACGACCGGTGCCCAAACCTGCTGCCGTGCTTTCGGCCGGCTTGGAAATTGGCTGGCGGCGCACCGAGGAAGGCATCCGCTTTGCTACGCTCTACGAACCGGCAACCAAGACGATTCGGGAAGCCATGATCGACTTCCAGCGTTCTCCGAAGGATCACAAGGATCGCACAGCCTTCCGCATTGATCTTGGCCCTACCCGCTGGGAGAAGCACCATATTACCGCACTCCATCCCAAGTGGAAGCCAGGAGAGGCGATTCCGGGCATTATTGAGACGCGCATGGCGTTAGCGGCACGCTGCGATTATTTGAAAGACACAGCTAAAATCCTGCTGCGCAAACATTTGGGCGAACGCACTCCGGCGTGGCTGGAAAAGGCTGGGAGTAATGGCTTGCACAAAGTGGCGCTGGAATTCATGGATGACCCAACCGTGCTGGAGATTGTGAACGATTGGGAGAAAAAGAATAAGGAAGTTCGGAAATTGACTTCGGCTTATTTTGATCAAACGACCAAGCGGGTGGAATACGGTCATGCGCAGGTGGCGCACGACATTTGCCGGTATCTGAAAGAGAAGGGAATCGAACGGCTGATTGTGGAGGACAGTTTTCTATCCAAGGTAGCACAACGGCACGATAATGAAGATCCAGAGAGTTTGAAGCGGTCACAGAAATATCGGCAGTTTGTAGCGCCCGCAAAATTCATCGGTATATTGAAAAACACGGCGGTGAAGTATGGATATGCGGTGGAGGCTCACGAGAATATCAACCTCACGCGTATTTGCCATTTCTGCGACCATCTGAATCCGTCGAACGAAAAGGAGAAGTTCAACTGCGAAGGATGTGGACGGGAGATCAAGCAGGATCACAATACGGCCATCAATCTGGTGCGCTTTGACGGCGATCCCGCGTTGGCGGAAAAAGCGTTGCACGGTGGAAGCAAAGAGTAGACTCTTTCCGCGAACCAGGAGCAACCGACAAAATGCGAGAGGTTCGCGGAGAAGCCAGTCTCAACGCAGTTTGAGTGCATCGGGCAGATGCAACAACAGAGTCCCCTTCACGGCTATCAACCGTGAATCGTAGCAATGCAGTTTGAGTGCATCGGGCAGATGCAACTTTATTGTTGTTGACGTTGCATGGCGCAAGAGAAGTAGCAATGCAGTTTGAGTGCATCGGGCAGATGCAACTTACGTGAGCCGGCATTCTGTCGAGTCGCTCTCGTAGCAATGCAGTTTGAGTGCATCGGGCAGATGCAACTTGAAGATGGCGATCCTATCCCTGCACATTGCTCGTAGCAATGCGGTATGAGTGCATCGGGCAGATGCAACTGTTGCTCGATCCAGCGCGCAGCTTCCCCGCCATGGTAGCAATGCGGTATGAGTGCATCGGGCAGATGCAACTAAAACGCATGCTTTTCAATCTCCTTCGACCACTGTAGCAATGCAGTTTGAGTGCATCGGGCAGATGCAACACTTGTCCACCACCAGACCGGGCAGTTCATCGGCCGTAGCAATGCGGTATGAGTGCATCGAACAGATGCAACTGAAAATCTGTCAAGCCCTATTTGCGTTTTTCATGGTAGCAACGTAGTTTAAGTGCATCGAACAGATGCAACATCATAAAATCCCCACTCTGTCAAGAGTACCGCGTAGCAACGCAGTTTAAGTACATCGAACAGATGCAACCTGAAATCTCTCAAACTTGCTTGGGTGATGGAATGTAGCAATGCAGTTTGAGTGCATTAAACAGATCTTTATGCCACCTTTTTTTTGGGCGGACGACCACCGTTATAGTGATCCCGAGGATGGCTCTTGGCCGCTAATTTAGAAAAATATTCTGTGCCATGCTTGCGCACCAGTTTTTTCCCCGCAATCGCCGCAATCTTTGAATAAAACTCCGGATCATCCTTGCTGAGCTTTCCCTCTTTGGCCAGCTTTGGTTTCTTTTCCATGCGCGCAGCATAGGACAAACACAGCTTTGCGTCTACACCATTTTTTACCGTAGACAAAAAAATCAGTTCGGACTATCTCTCAGATTACCCAAGAACGGCGAAGGCGATTCTTATGAGAGATTCCATTGTTCCCCCCATCGAAACAATTACGCCCAAGGCCAAGCAGCGGCAGCAGATTCACGTTTCTGCGCTGAATATGGCGGCAGATTGCGGTCAGCGTTTTCTGTTCCGCTACATTCTGGGCATTAAATCCCCACCGAATGCCTTTTTGCTGGTGGGCAAATCCACGGATGAGTCGGTGACCCAGGATCTTGATCACAAAATCGAGACGGGCGAATTGCTGCGGCGCGAAGATGTGCTGGGAATTTCCGCAGCAAAATTCGATGAGGAACAAAAAAACGAACCTATTGAACTGGACCAGGAAGAAAAAAAAGAGGGCAAAAGCCTTGACCAAGTATTGGGCGAGGCTAAAGACAAGGCGGTTTGTTTGTCCGGATTGCACCATGACGAGGCGGCACCGAAAATTCAGGCGGTGCGTACACGGCGTAGATTTTCCGTGGACATGGATTCTTTTTTGCGCACGCGGGCAAAAGAATTCCATCTGGCGGCCGAGAATATGCCCGATCCATCCGCCGCGAAATTGCTGCATGCCCAGGCACGGTCCCTCAATGCTGCTGCGCGCACGGGAATTGATTTTGTGGGCGAACAGGATGTTCAGGAAATCCAGCACGATGGGGAAAAGGAATTGCTGGTGATTCGCGATACGAAAACATCGGCAAAATCGCCTGTTCCGTCGTTCATGGATGGGAACGATAAAGCGGGAACCGCAGACGATTCCGAACAATTGACCGCCTATGCGATGGCTTCCTATGTGGTGGACAGGAAATTGCCCGACAAAATGGTGCTGGATTATCTGGTCCGGTCAAACGCGGCCAAACCCATGGTGAAATACGTGCCCACGGGGACGACACGGGATATGAATGACGTGCAGGTTTTTTTGAACCGGTTCACAAATTTGATCCATGCCATGAGAACGGGTGTTTTTATGCCAGCAAACCAAAACTGGTGGGGATGCGCAAGTCGTTGGTGCGGATATTTCGATCTGTGCCCATACAGCAAAAAACCGAAGTTGGTACAGATTACAAAAGAGGTGTCGAATGGTTGAAACGGCAATGACAATTGCGAAACCTCAAGGCGCGATTACCCTCAATCAGGATTGGGAGCGCCCGGAGAATCTTGAACTGATTAAACGCACCGTGGCCACGGGCCTCTCGGACGAAGAATTTGCGCTCTTTTGTCATGTGGCGCGGGTGCGCCATCTTGATCCACTGCAGCGGCAGATTCACGCCGTGAAGCGTTCAGCTTGGGACCTAGAAAAAAACGCCTACGTCGAGAAGATGACCATCCAGACGGGTATCGACGGCTATCGCTCGATTGCCAACCGCACGGGCGTCTATATGCCTTCGGAAAAACTTCCCCTGGTAGAAGACAGTGGCAAGGTGGATCTGCGCGTCACTATGTGGGTGAAAAAATTCTCGCAGAATGACAGCGCGTGGCACGAATTTGGCGCAACTGCCTACTATCGCGAATTTGTGCAGACACGCAAGGATAAGCAAAGCGGCAAATTCGAACCGAATGCGATGTGGGGCAAAATGCCGGTCAATCAGCTGACAAAATGTGCCGAAGCTCTGGCATTGCGTCGGGGCTGGCCAGAAGAGCTGGGCGGCGTCTACGTGGACGAAGAAATGCCGACACAGGAACCTGCCTTCTTGCCTCCAGAAAAGACTGTAGACCACGCTCAGGAGAAAACAAAGCGGGATCTGGGCACGCTCCATGTATCAACCGAGCCCAATCGTGGACACGGCCATGAAGGCACACAGCGGCCTCCAGAACAGGACAATCTTTGTGCGGAATGCCGCGTTTTGAATGGCCATGCGGCTGATTGCAGTTTGCGGAAAAAAAGCGGCAAAAAAAGCAAGCGGGAATCATGGGAGACACAGCCAGGCCACGATCCGAAGATTCACATCTCTTTTGACGATGCAGTCATGCTGTTTGATGTACAGCGCAAACTGAATCTGTCGGAAGACCAGATCAAGGGGCTGCTTGATCGGGAATTTGAGATTCAGCACCGTTACCTGATTCGGCAGGACCAGTTCCAACTTGTTCTTGAAACTATCGGAAAAGAATTTGGAGAAAAGCCGCAAAAAACCAACCAGGAACCACCAGACGAAATGTTTACGGAATAGCGGCAATGGGCTTTTGAAATGTAGAAAACGGTTTTTTCGCCTGCTTTACAGGAAAATTGCGGCCTTCCATGAAATAAGGCCAATCGCTGTGGTAAGTGCGATATGATTTTTCCGTATCAAAAACGGTCTGGAGGAGATAAGTCAATGCGAATGATGGATCAAACTGCGGCTTTCCCGCGCAAGGTGCTGATTGATCAATACAAAACTTTGATCGATGCGGCTGTGAATGCAGCCCTTGGCCCAGATCACTTGCCGCGCGTTGTTGTGGAGGATTTCGATTCCTACAAGTTGGCCGTTCGGGCTGCCAATGCGATTCGAAAATACAGCCAGGATAACCAGCTCACGCTGCGAGTATCGTGCCCGGAAGGCAAGAAAACCATCTATGTTTATAAGGCAGCAACACCAATGAAAAAACGGGAACGGACCAAGAAGCCAAGCGTTCCTGCAAACGAGGAGGCACCTGCTCCGGTACCTGCTTCCCCGGAAGAAGTTGCCTGAAAAAACGAACTTCATTCTGGCAGTCCAGATTCTGGACTGCCTTTCCTTCTGTGCAATTGGCCATTTCCTCGGTAATCGATTCGATATATTTTTATCGTTTTTGTCTTTTTTCCTACGATTTTTGAAATAAATTGTGATTCTCAGTCAAGAAGTGTTGCATTTCGGTTCAAAAAGGGTTAAGTTGTGGAATTTAGAAAGATCTCGATGTTTTGATCCAAACAGGGGAGGAGATTGTGTATGGAATTTAGAACGAACCAGCCACTTGAGCCTCTTATCAATGCCAACGAAGCGGCTGAGTATCTTGGCTTTTCGTCGTTGACTGTGCGTCGGATGGCGCATGAAGGACGCCTGCCTTCCATTGCTTTCCCTATGGGAAGAACAGGTAAATTCACTCATCGTTTTCGTGTCTCCGAACTGCAGACATTTCTAAGCACGCTTGAACGACATGCTGTTTTGGCTGAACGCCAAGACCCCACCTAGAGGGAATAAACACGTAGGGGCCGCTGATTGCGGCCCCTACGTGTTTAGTTTTTAGGCTCCCTGGTATTTTTCATGGTATTTTCGTTATTTAAACTGTAAATAGTTGATAATAAAGATAAATCGGATGCACTTTCAAAAAATTTGGGCAGCTTTTCAATCACTACATTCTCGTTCATTCTCGACGTTCCTCGACGCTTCTTCCGAATATATCTCCCATAAAATCTAACGCTTACAGAAATCTTCTGGCTCGCCTCCTGTTCAATAAGCACAGCGAAGCGTGAAGAGATTCTTTGCGAAACAGCGATTTTTTTATGGTATTTTTAGGGCTGATCGCAAGAAATACCATGTTTTGAAAACATGGTATTTCTAAAAAACACAAAAAGTCGAGGAAAGGCAGTAAACATGGGCACTTTGAGCGAATTGAACAACCTGAAATGCGAGAAAGCCAAGCCGAATCTCAAGCCGTATCGCCTTACCGACCAGCACGGATTGCACCTCCTGATCACCCCCCAGGGAGGCAAATTGTGGCGCTGGAAATACATGTTTGAAGGTAAGCAAAAGGAAATGGCGCTCGGGAAGTACCCAGATATATCACTGGCAAACGCTCGGGTTCTCCACTCCCAGGCTCGGGCTCTCCTGGCAACTGGCGTCGACCCAATGGCCCTTCGGAAAGAAGCCAAAAAAGAAGTCAAGGCCAAACAGGAACTGCAATCCCAAGCAGAAAAAGACAACGGATTCACCTTTGAAGCACTCGCCCGCCAATGGCTGGCGTGGTGGCGAGAAGATAAAAATGCGCGCTATGCCCTCGCTTCTGAACGCCGGTTCGAAACCGACATCTTTCCAGTCATCGGGAAATGGCATCCCAAGAAAATTACCCGCGCCGATATTGTCCGATTGATCCAAGGAGTGGACGGGCGAGGAGTCCACAATGTTGCTCTGCGCGAACTGCAGCACATCAGCCAAGTTTATGAACACGGCATCGATTGCTGTCTTGTCGATGTGAATCCGGCTTCTGGAATCCGGCCGAAACACATCCTGAGCAGAAAGACTGCCCAGAATTTTGCCCGTTTGGAGATAAAAGATGTGCCGGAATTGCTTGGCAAGATCAGAGACTACGGCGGCAATGTGCTAGTCCGGATGGCAATGGAACTGCTCAGCCTGACATTCGTGCGCACTGGAGAACTGATCGGAGGCCGTTGGGAGGAGATCGACTTTGAGAAAAAACAATGGCGCATCCCAGGAGAACGCATGAAGATGAAAACCGTTCATATCGTTCCCCTGGCCAAACAATCCATCCAGCTGCTGGAACAGCTCTACAGAATGACAGGGAATACTCCCTACTTGTTTCCGAAGATCCGGACCCTTCGTTATGAAACCATGTCGCTGAATACGCTTTTGAAAATGCTGGAACGGCTTGGATACAGAAAACGGATGACGGGCCATGGATGGAGAGGAATCGCTTCAACCTGGTTGCGCGAACATGGATACCTTCGGGAATACGTGGAAACACAACTAGCCCACTTGAACGGAAATGCCACGGAACGCGCTTATAACTACGCCCAGTATCTGGATCAACGGGCAGAAATGATGCAAGCGTGGGCGGATGCCCTGGACGAAATGCGTAACAGCATTTCGTCCAGGATACGCCTCGTTGCGTGAAGGCATTTTTTCTTGCATCGTTCAAAAAAACAGCCGGTCCGTGAGAAGAAAATCTCTTGACCGGCTGTTTTTTATTCGCCGTTTTTGTTCATTTAAACCGTAGCTCTACCAATAGTTCTTGTTTCTTAAATCGCAATTGCAAACCCTTAAAAAGCGTGAATAATCGACCTAGATTCTTTCTGGGGTTATCCCAATGAAGAAAAAAATTGAGTTACACGAGCGGCCCATGATTCTGCGCAAAAAACAGGTTCTGGCCATGGTGGGCCTGAGTGCCAGCACCATCTACACCCTCCAAAAAGCAGGCTCCTTTCCCCTGCCCGTCAAATTGAGCCAGCGCGCCACCGGGTGGCTGACCAGCGATATTGAAAACTGGTTGGCGACCAAGGTGGCCGAAAGAGCGGCATAACTCACTTCTAGCAGCGTGCCTTGAGCTACAGATTTTTATTGTGGCTGATGACCCGTTACGCTCTTTTCGCGACGGAGTTGCAGTGCATTGAACAAATGCAACACTGAGGCTGAGGCTATGCGGGTGGCTGCTTATTACAACGAGATCGACACGCTGAAAGCAGAGATTCTGCGAGAAGCAATTCGGGCCAATGCAATTGCACCGGGAGATGTGGATGAACGGAGCATTGTCGATGTCGAGCCAAATGACCTTGTGGGATATACCCAATGCCACTTCTTTGCCGGAGGCGGATTCTGGAGCCTCGCCCTGCGCCAAGCCGGATGGCACGACAACCGGGCAGTGTGGACCGGAAGTTGCCCCTGCCCGAGCTTCAGCGCAGCGGGCAAAGGCGAAGGGTTTGCAGACCCTCGTCACCTCTGGCCTGCTTGGGCACGACTCATCCGCCAGTGTCACCCTACAACAATCTTTGGAGAGCAGGTTAGTGCCGCGATTGGACATGGCTGGCTCGACCTTGTTCAAACTGACCTGGAAGCACAAGAGTACGCCGTTGGGAAGGCGGTACTTGGAGCGTGCAGCGTCGGCGCTCCGCACATCCGTCAACGCCTCTACTTCACCGCCACCTGCGCCACCTGCGGTGGGGCTAATGGCGGCTTCGCCGCTGAGTGCGTGGCCGACGCCGCAGACACACGACGACAAGCTGCGGGGCAATACAGAAGCAGACAACCATTCCTTTCCGCACGACCTGAGCAATGCGGCGACACTGACCGGCTGGCCGAGTCCGCAAGTGAGCGATATGACCGGCGGCGGACAAGCGAAACGTGCGCTCGTTTCGAAGAGACCAAGTGGGATCGCACAATCCTCGAACCTGAACGACTACGCGATGCTGGCGAGCTGGAGCACGCCACGCAGCGAGGACTCGGAATGTGCGGGAGCACATCGGGGGCAAGCGGACACGCTGCACAGTCAAGCGAATTTGGCGGCGTGGGCGACACCGACAGGACCGGCACCGCACGACACAGACCAGACAGCGGGGAAGGCGCGACTGCGCGAGGGCTATGGTCAGGATCTGGCGATTCAGGCGTCCTTGGCGGCGTGGGCGACACCAGCGGAACGGGATTGGAAGGGCGCGAACAGCCATCTTCATGTAACGGAGACGGGTACGGGGCGAATGCACATGGATCAGTTAGCCAATCAAGCGAAACATCTGGCGGGCTGGCCGACGCCGATGGCGGGAACCCCTGCACAGAACGGGAACAACGAAGCGGGGAACAACGACAGCAGCCGCAAGACGGTGGAATTAGCGAGTTGGCCGACGCCAAGGCAGACGGACCCGAAATGCGGGAATATCCAAACGGAGAACTGCACAGGAAGCGACCTGACAAAGTTTACGCAACTGGCGGCGTGGCCGACGCCGAATTGCCCGAATGGTGGCAGGGTGCAATCGGATGCAGTGACGATGAGCCAGCGCAAGCCGGATGGAACGAAAGCACAGGCGGCGCTAGAGAACGTAGCGCAATTGAGCGGCCCGGTCCGCTTAACGGCTTCTGGAGAGGTGCTGACTGGATCGGATGCCGCGATGGAAAGTTCCGGCCAGTTGAATCCGGCACACAGCCGCTGGCTCATGGGTGTGCCGCCCGCGTGGGACGACTTCGCCTCTACGGCGATGCGATCTGTGTTCCAGCGGCGCAAGCGTTTATCGAAAGCTACCTTGAAACGGAGCGCATGAGCGATGAAGGGCACACGAAATGACAAAGTTGCCTGCGTTTCAATTCTATCCGGGAGACTGGCGCAAAGATGTCGGGGTGCAGTCGCTTGATTACTTTGATCGGGGAGTGTGGTGGGAAATGCTTTGCCTGATGCATGAATCCGAACGGCGCGGCGTGCTGGTGCTAAATGGCCAAGCGATGAGCGAAGATGCTTTGGCCCGGCTACTCGGTTTGGATAAGCAAAAGCTAACCACCATCTTAACCGCACTGCTAACCTCGGGAGTTGCAAGCCGTGAAGCGGAGACTGGTGCGATCATGTGCCGGCGTATGGTGCGCGACGAAAAATTGCGCGAAATCCGCACCGAAGCAGGGAAAAAGGGCGGAAATCCCGTTTTGCTTAACCAAAAAACAACCACTGAGGTTAAGCCTGCTCCCAAGCAAAATCCAACCCCTTCAGTTTCATCTTCAACTTCAGTTTCAACTGCAAAAACCAATGCGCCGGAAGGAGCAAAAAACGCTCCTTCCTCGTCCAATGATCTTTTTCCTGAGCTTGTTCAACCAGCAGCGGAAAGCCTCGAAACGCCTGCACTCGACGACGAGATTGCAGTAACCACCAGTGAAAATCCGCTGTGGCTGAAAGCGCTCAAGGAAGTGTTTGCCTATTACCTGGCTGTGATGAAACGCAACCCGAAGACGTACAGCTTTACCGCCTTGCGCAGGCGAAAAGGGCTGATGCGGCTAGAGGAAGCTTTGCGGATTGCAGGGGGCAACTTGGCCAACGCTGTGGAGTTGATGAAGGCGGTAATCGACGAAGTGGCTCTTTCGGACTGGCACATGGGCCGCAATCCGAAGACCGAAGGCAAGGCGTATTGCGAGTGGGAAGATCACATCTTCCGCTCCACCGAGCAATTTGAACACTGGTTACAACGCGCACAGGAACCAAGCGGGAAAGGGGTGGCACGTGGTTGAAGAGACGGGAGTGCAACGGATTGCCGCTGAACGTCGGCGGCAGATTGAAGTAAAGGGCTGGACGGCGGAGCATGACACCGAGCATGGATGCTGCCAGCTGCTTGATGCGGCGATTTGCTATGCAGGCGTTGCCGGAAGCCAAGTGTTGGACGAGGACGGCGGGAAAGAGGCCATGGAAGGCATTTTGGAAGAGTGGCCTTGGGATCGTGTGTGGTGGAAACCTTCCGCAGACCCGGTGCGCAATCTGACCAAGGCGGGAGCACTGATTGCTGCGGAAATCGATCGCATCTTGTATCAGCGGGAGAACGGCGATGAGTGAAGTGAAACAAGTTTTTGTGACGGTGACGATGACGCCGCTGGAATTGAAGCTTTTCCGGCGTGCGCTGGCTAAAGCCGCTGACCAGGATATTTTGGATCGGACACTGGCTTTGCGCAGAATCTGCGAACTGGACCTGCTGCGCTGGGATGCGGAAGACCGTGCAGAGGAAGCGGCGAAGCAGATTGAAAAAGCCAACCGGCCAGTGCGCCGGGTACCGAGGGCAGCATGAGTTTGCCGTGGCATTTGCGGGTTCCGGTGGCGGTTTTTCAACCGATGCAGCATCGGTTGGATGAGCCGCTAGAGTTGCCGCCTGCCATGGAATTTCAACTGCAGCGGCGGATGGTGGTGAGTTATGTGTGCGAAGCGTGTTTGGAGATGAATCTTCCGCTCGATCAGTGCCGGAGCCCGGAGTGGGAATGGAACGACGTGAATGTATCGGCTGGGGTTCCGGAAGAGGTGGTTCATTGGGCGGAGCAACATGCGTATCTGCACATGCGGCTTGAGGAGTCGGGGCGCAGAAAGGAAGCGGCAAGAAGATGACGGCATTTGACCCGATGTTTATGGAGCGGGAAAGGGAGAAAGCTCTTCGTAAAAAGCATAAAAATTCCCGCTGTGCCTACTATGCGCGACGGTTTGGTTTGAGTGAATTACAACAGCACAACTTACTGCGAACGGCTATTCAAGTAGACCAATTGGATCGATGCAGGGACGATGCGGCGCGGCGGCTGATTCTGGGTATATCGAAATGAAAGAAGTGCAGCATGTTTGAATTCAAACCGACGTTCGATCAGGTGTATGCCTACTTCAGCTATCGTTTGCCGATGGAGCGGCTGACGAAGCGCGATGCGCTGAGCGTGCATTGCCCCTTCCATGAAGACAAGAATCCGTCGATGAGTTTGAACCTGGCCAAGGGGATTTGGAACTGCCATTCCTGCGGGAAGGCAGGCGGCGTGCTGGATTTTGAACGCATGATGATGGCCACCGATTCCGAGACGGCGTGGAGCGAGATCTACCGCATCATGGGCATGGAACGGCCGAAGACAAGCCGCACGCTGGTGAAGGTGTACGACTACACCGATGTGACTGGGAAAGTGCTTTACCAGAAGCTGCGCTACGAGCCGAAAGAATTCAGCCAGCGGCAACCGGATGGCAATGGCGGCTGGTGGTACAACCTGCACGGCGTAAAGAAGGTGCTCTACAAATTACCCGATGTGGTGACGGCCAAAGTGGTGTTCGTGGTGGAAGGCGAGAAGGATGCGGACAACCTTAGATTGGCTCTGACAGTGGCGGACGTGAAGGACGTAGCTGTGACGACCACCTTTGATGGCGCCGGGCACTGGAAGCCGGAATATGCGCCGTACTTTACTGGCCGCATGGTGGTGGTGTTGCGCGACAACGATGCCAAGGGCAAGGCGCATCAGCAAACGGTTTGTGCCAGCGTAAAACCGTATGCCGCAAAGGTAAAAGCGGTGGAGCTGCCGGATGTGCCAGCGAAGGAAGACATCAGCTGGTGGCTGGCATCGGGACACAGTGTCAAAGATCTGCTGGCACTGGTGAAGGCCACGCCGTTGTGGGAGCCGGAGAAGACGGAGCATGTGCTGCTTGAAGAGATGCGCGACTTTTTAGATCGCGCACCTGCGGAGATTGACTGGCTGGTAGAAGATCTGATTCCGGTGAGAACGCGCGGACTGATGGTGGCTGATCCGAAGGTGGGAAAAAGTCCGCTGGCATTGGACCTGGCATTGGCGCTGGCATCGGGCTCCAGCTGGCTTGGTCATGTGGTGCCGCAACGGCGGCGGGTGGCATTGATCAGCCGCGAAGATTCTCCGCAGGAAACCGGGCGCCGGTTGAGACTCTTCTCCGAAGGGACCGAAGCACGAAGAGCCTACAACTGGGGACAGATTTGGGTGAACACGATGGCGCACTCACCGATGCTGCATGTGGACAACCTGGAGCAGGTGGATGCGCTGATCAAAGAGCTGAAGATGGAGCAATTCGATCTGGCCATTTTTGATGTGTTCAGCGAGCTGCACTCGGGGGACGAGAACGACAACACGGTGATGGCGGGCGTGCTGGCGGCGTTGACCCGCATTCAGGTGGAAGCGCGTTGCGGCGTGTTGCTGCTGCACCATCTTTCGAAGGCGCAATCGGGCAACGTCTTCCGCGATGCGCGGGGGGCAGGCGCGATTCATGGCTGGACGGAGTGGGGTGTGGGCTTGACGGTGGTGGATGAAACGTTGCCGCGCAGAGAGTGGGTGCGCAAGGTGGACTTTGAACTGAAATACGCCTGTCCGGCCGACGAAGTGTACTTCATGATTGTGGGCGATGAAGAGGCGCTGCGGATCGAGCTGACGGAGAGACAGGAATCCGCGAGAAAACCGCGCAAGGCCAAGGTGCAGGCGATTGTGGGCGCATACGACGGACGAAGCCGCGCTGCGGGAGATAACTAGAGAGCAGAGAGCAGAGATGGGCTATCGAATTTTAGAAGGCGATGTGATGGAGCAACTGCGCACTATGACGGCGGAAAGCGTTCAGTGCGTGGTGACCTCGCCACCCTATTGGGGTTTGCGTGACTACGGCACAGGAACGTGGAAGGGTGGCGATGCAGAATGCAAGCATGTGGCTTCTACGATTCGAACCGGATTGGGGCTGGCGGCGCTTGGGGAACGATTCCGGGGCGGTGGCCACAAGCAGGGCGATGTGACCGAACTTCAATTTAGCGACGTATGCGCACATTGCGGTGCGGTGCGTGTAGATCAACAGATTGGACTCGAAAAAACGCCTGAAGAATATGTTGCCAAGATGGTTGCGGTGTTTTGCGAAGTGCGGCGCGTGTTGCGCGGGGATGGAACCTGCTGGATGAATATGGGCGATTGCTATTCTGGGGGGCATACAACCTATGCAGGTGATCAGGCGAAATGGCAGCACGGAGAATATCCGGGCAGACAAGAAGTCGGTCAACCCAATTATGGAATTCCTGCAAAAAATCTGGTAGGTATGCCGTGGATGCTGGCATTCGCTTTACGCACCGATGGTTGGTATCTGCGCCAAGACATTATCTGGGAAAAGCCCAACCCGATGCCAGAAAGCGTGCGGGATCGCTGCACGAAAAGCCATGAATATCTATTTCTGTTAACCAAGTCGCAGCGGTATTTCTACGACCAAGTAGCAATCAGCGAACCGGTGACCGGGAATGCACATGTGCGCGGCAATGGCGTGAACCCGAAAGCCAGCCAGTGGAAGACGCCGGATGGATGGGATACCAGTACAGGAAACGGTAGCCACGGATCATTTCACAAAGAAGGTCGTGAAGATGGGGTTATTGGATACAAGCCTAAATTGCGGTCATTGGGCGAAAAAGGATCACAAGCAAACCCTGAAGAGGTTCGCAGTGCGCGTGGTGTAGCGTTTGGTCGCGGCGCTGGTTGGCGCAAGGCTGGCCACATCAAGCAAAACGAAAGCTTCAGTGCGGCAGTGAAGGATCTTGTAGAAATGCGGAACAAGCGCAGCGTATGGACAATTGCAACACAGCCCTTTCCTGAAGCACATTTTGCTACTTATCCAGAAAAGCTGGTGGAACCTTGCATTCTGGCTGGTAGCAGAGAAGGCGATACAGTGCTGGACCCATTTGTCGGTTCGGGAACTACGGGCGTAGTGGCGCTCCGCTATGGCAGAAATTTCATTGGCATCGAGTTGAATTCAGATTATGCGGCAATGGCACGGCGACGGATTGAGGCTGACGCGCCGCTGTTCAACAAACCGACAAGCGAAGAAGGATGGGCGGAGGAGGCGGGATGACAGCAGAACCAGAAACACCGGAGACAATCGCCTTCCGGATTGTGGAAGAAGGTCCGCACATTGCCAAGCTGCTGGTGCTGGCGGTGCGCAAAGACGGGTCGAGCTTTTCTTTGGACAACGGATTGACGGTGGACGAGGCCAAGACTATGGCGATTCACTTCCACTCCTGGGTAGACAAATGCATGGGACGGGAAGAGGAAAAGGAATAGGCAGGCAACCGAAACAGGGAGGGGCATGATGGAAACCGGAATGGTGGAAAGAAGCGAACAAAATCTGGTGGTGATGATGGGAAATGTGCTAGAGGGAGAGTTTGAAACTCCAAGTGAAATGAGCTTGGACCAACAACTACGAGAAAGTGATCGAACCCTGGTGGACGCATGGGTGGGATTGACGAAGCGGTCGATGCTGATTGGGTGGGAAGGCGCGTTCATCAAACGCCACAACGGGTGGCAACGGCTGGGGTATGCCGATGAAAAACATTATCGCGCGACCCGTGTAGCAAACGGCATTGCGCGTTCTACGTGGTACAAGATGGTGGGTTTGGCAGAGCGGTTTTCAGAACTGAGTCGGGAGCAATTTCTCTCGATGACGATTGAAAATGCCGAGCAACTGGCGGAGGCACCGCAGAGCGTGCGGCGTGATCCGGAATTGATTGATGCCGCGGCGGAGATGACGGTACGGGATTTTGAAAGCGAACTGGTGCGCCGGGCGGCGTTGAACGAGAACAAGCCTCCCAGCGAAGTATACGTCACGATCAAATGGCGCATTAAACAGGCGCAGCGCGAGGTGATTGAACGCGGATTGGAAGACTGGCAGCACGAACACGGCATCGACGATCCGGGATATGCGCTGGAGCTGATGATTGCCGAATATCGTGAGCGGGTTACGCTGGTGGGCTTTATTGCAGAGTCGATTCCTCGTTTAACGCAGGCCGTGGTGGCAGCGCACTCGGTGGAAGAGCTGGAAGAATTGCGCCGATTGATGGCAGCACACATTCACGAGATGGGCGAGATTTTGCGGTTGTGCTGCGGAGAGGCGGGAAGCGATGAGGAAGCAGCGTAAAAGCAGCTGCTGGAGGATATGAGGATGAGAGAGCGCATTGTGTTTCCGGGACGACGGCTAGGCCGGAAGGCGATTAAAACCGATACGCGCACGCTACGGCTGGCGCGCTATTTGACGCCAACGTTGCCCGCGCCTCCAACGGCGCAGGACTGGACCAAGGGCATCACGGCTTGGGGGATGATGCTGAACGACCAGCTAGGCGATTGCACGATTGCCGGGCGACAGCATGCCATTCAAGTATGGTCGGCAAACTTGGGAAATGAAGTGACGCTGCCGGATGCGGACGCTTTGACCGCTTACGAACAATGGTGCGGTTACGTGGACGGCGATGCTTCGACGGACAACGGCGGCGTGGAGCTGGATGTGTTGACGGACTGGAAACAGAAAGGCGCTGCGCTGGATGGTCACGAACTGACGGGATTTGCCGCCGCCAATGTGACGAACCTGACGGAGATCCGGCAGGCGATTGCATTGTTTGGCGGTGTGTACATCGGAGTGAGTTTACCGCTGAGCGCACAGCAGCAGACCGTATGGGATGTGGTGCCGGACGATGGCAGCGGCGATACTGCGGCGGGGAGCTGGGGTGGCCACTGCGTGTTTGTGCCGAAGTACGATGCCTCCAGCTTTACCTGCGTTAGCTGGGGTGAGCTGCTACCGATGACAACGGCTTTTTGGAATGCATATTGCGATGAAGCCTATGCGCTGTTCAGTCCGGATTGGCTGGCCAACGGAATGGCACCTTCCGGTTTTGATGCGGCGCAGCTGGCGGCGGATTTGAAAGCAATTGATTAGAACAAGGCTCTGGAGAACCTTTATTGTCCTGCATCTCCTGCTGCCGTAGGAACGGAAGGATAAGCGATTGGTAAGGATTGCGAAGTTCTTCCGCAGGGACGATTCAAGCAGTTTTTAGCGTTTGCTAAAAACTGTGTTTTTTGAAAGAGGGGACTGAATAAGAAACCTCAGTCCCCTGCTTTTTTGATGGCTAGATGCAAGAAGGAACCATGAAAGAAAAACTGCCGTGGGGAATCCGGTATGACGATGGCCGCGAGGTTTGCAACCTATTGACCAAGGCGGGCCGGGATGAATACGCACGCCGATTGCGCATGATGTGGTTGCGGCAAAAAAAGCGGTGTTGCCTGGAAGGAAAGATCGAAGATTGTCCGGGTGCGTTGAAGCTGGCGGATGCCACCTTTGAGCATCAGGATGGGCGAGGCATGGATGCCGGGCACCGCGATGACCGGATTGAAAAGCTTAATCCATTGACCGGAAAAATGAAGCCCTATAACGGCGCCGCACACGCCTGGTGCAACTCAAAAAAAGGCAGTGTGCGGATGGATTACAACGAAGTGCCTTGAGGTTACGATGACGCTCAAAAAGATGTATGTATGCAGCGTGTGTGGAGCGGAACGCAAAGATGCGAATCATTGGTTTGTGCTGACGGAGACCAAGGCCGGATTCCATTTGCAGAGTTGGGAATGGGCAGTGCGGGAAGAGATGTTGGACGAGGAAGGCACCGAACATCTTTGCGGGCAAGTATGCGCACACAAACTCCTGGACCGGTTCATGAGCGGAGCTGCGACAGGAGAAAGGGACGAAGGGTGACAGAGAGGATGAAGCTATATCTGCTGATTGTTGCATGTGGGACGTTGCTAGCCTTCAACTACTTCTGTGTGGATGCGATTTTTGAGGCAATGAACTATCGCAGTACCGTCAGCTTCTTTACGGGGTTGGGAGGGCTGCTCCTGTTGTTATGGACGGACACTCTGATCGCGATCCGTGTAGTAAGAAAACCTCAACCAAAAGGTGTTCCCCCGGATAAGGCGAATTCGTCGACGGGGAGTTAAATAAGTTCCTCAAAGGAAGGGAGAAGATGATGCCTAATTTTGCCAATGTATTATCGGCGGTGCGGGATCGCACTATGAATCCGTCCAATCCTTCAACCCCTGGCGGAAACGGATTGATCACAGCGCCTTCTACGCAAGAGATTCAACGGCTGCTGCCGCAGGCAACAGTGCGGACCGAGGACGCGATGGAGACCGCCCACCTGAGCCTGCTGGAGCAGATGTATCGGACGCAGGAGCAGGCGCAGTCAAATCCGTTTTACAGCATTTCTGCCACTGCGGTAGATCCTCATGCTGTGTCTGATTATTCTTACTGGTACTACCTACCCAATTCTCCGAGTTACGGAGGCATTCAGCGTTCATCTATGGTGCAGCCAGCGCACAGCACTGTGATGGATTGGCCCGAGACGACCGGGTTACCTGCAGAGGAGCCGCCTACGCCCGTGGAGGCACCGGAACGGACGATGCTCAAGCGGGTGCCGGTGGAAGTGGAAGCGATCGACTTGAATGATCCGCGCAAGAAGCTAGCGACCGAGGCCGAAATGCTGCTTGGCTATATGCCGCTGGCGAAAGAGCTGCACACACCAGGAATGCTGAAGTGTGCGCTGGCGAAACTGGAGATTACCATTCTTGAAGAAAAGAGCGTGTTTGCTTATAAGAAGCAGATGGCGGAGCATTACCGGACAACAGACAAATTGGTGGACCCGACCTGGCGGGTTACATCTTTAAAGGAATACACAGAGCAGGTGCCGGAATTTGTGTTGCAAAAGGCGGTAGAAATCAAGCGCGAACTGCCCGAAGCGATGTTCTACGTGGAACAATTGGCGCAAGATCCGTTTTTGATTGTGACGCTGGAGCCTTTGACGGATTTTGTGTCGCATGAGCGCACCTTGGAGCGTGAATTGGACCCGGAAACGGCGGCCTATGTTGAAGTCTGGTCAGAACCGAAGTTTGAAGCTATGATGTAAGAACCAAAGAAGTAAGGGCCAAAGACGGGGGAAGGGACAGGATTTTGTCCGGTTGATTCCTTCGTCTTTGGTTCTCCTCTTCTGCTTTAGGGTTGTTGACTAAAGAGATGCGCGTAAAATTTTTGTGGACAAATGGCGGCTTTGTTCTTAAAGTATGGGCGTTCACCCTTTTTGAACCTTTTTGGGGATGAACCAACAGGAGATCAATATGCGAAATACGACCATGAGAGACAAATTGGAAACGATTTTGAGTTCTGGCGTAAGCACAGAGATCAAAGTTGAATCCGACAATCATGTGGTTTGGGGAGGGAAAGTGGCTCGACAAAAAGCCGCGAAAGAAGTGAAAAAGAAATCAGCCCCAGCCTTCATTGCTCCTTCCGTTTCTCAAAACCCTTTTAAAGATGTGGCACTGGTTGGACCGCGTTATATAGTACCGCCGAAAAGAAAAAATCCATTTGCAGTTCATGTTTATCCGGTTGTTACTTCTGAAGAACCAAACCTTGAAACACAGCCAGAAGAGATAAAAACCGTTCTTCTTGAGTCTGAAAGTGCAGTTGTTTTAGAACCGATTTCTGTTCCGGAACCTGTGCCGACTCCTGCACCGAAAGTCTTTGTGGTGCCCGACCATACTTCTCACAAACCAGCTGCACCGAAAGTGATTAACCAAGCACCCGAAAAAGTTGTTCGCCAAGAAGAAATTGCCATTGCGGAAGCTATAGTTGCGGAAGCTATAGTTGCGGAAGCTGTCGTTGAGGAAACTGCGGTAGAGGAAACTGCGGTTGAGGAAGCTGTAGTTGAGGAACTTGCAGAAGAAGAGCTTGTTGTGGAAGAGCCTGTTGCGACTCTTTTGGAAATGCCTGCGCTTGAAAGCATCTCCGAAGAGAAAAAGGGAATCATCTACGAGGATGCTCCGCCGACGATTTCACTGCCTCCGAATCTTACTTGGCTCGACCAAAGCACGCCGTTTGGCGGGGAACTGACTCAGATGGTGGATAAATTGCGATCCGCAAAGACCAACGTTGGTTTTATGCTGGAGCAGTCGATTAGACGCCAAAAGGATCTGAGAGGACAGCTTGCAGGTTTACAAGAACGGCTGGATAAAGAAGAGTATTTTGGGGAACAACAGAAAGATAGCTTGAAACAGTTGGACGAAGTGATTGCCGCCTGCGCGCTGGTGGCGGAACAGAGTGCACCGATTGAATCTATTTTGCAGCAGATGACAAATGCTGTGCACAAAAAGCATCCAGAAAAAGAAAAGAGAGGATCGCGGCGATCCTACAAAATGTCAGCCGACGACAAAACAGTATGCCACAGCGTTGATGTCGTTGAATTTTTCAAGACTCATCCTGGCCGCAACTGGAGCGTGCAAGAGATCATTTGTGAATTGCCGGCGATGAAACGGGATAGCGCCAAACAAAACCTCTATGCGCATTTGTCTTATATGGTGCAGAAAGGAACCCTGCAACGAATAGGCTCCGGAGTGTATCGAGCGCTTGAAAGTTAAACGGCGCCTTACTCCACAAGTTTAAAAAAAGGAACGGCAAATGGATGAAGAAATTGATCCCGAAATGTGGGTTGGGACTTATGTCTTGGATGAACAGGGCGATCCGCAAATGGAACAAGACATTTTGACGTGGGCGCAATGGTACTCCACCGCAGACACACAAGTGGCTTTGTCGGAGTTTGCTTGGGGACGGGTGTCGACGATCTTTCTTGGAATTGACATGAGCAACTTGCCGGTAGCCCACAGTTCAACTTATCGACCGATTTTGTGGGAGACGATGGTTTTTCTTTGCTGCGAGGAGGAAGCTCCAGCAGATTTAAAAGCTCGCAATCCTCGTCTTCAAGCTGAGAAATTCAAGCAACAGCGTTACCGATCACGGAAGGACGCGTTAGAAGGCCATCGTCAAATGGTGGAAGAATGCCTTGCGGCAGTGGATCATGCCGTGGATCGCATCCCTATTACGTCGGCATAAAAAGCGAAGGCGCGATGAGCGCCTTCGCGGGGAATGGACACTTATTTTTTCTTTGGGTCTTCTGCATCAAGAGATTTGAAAAAACGAAAGATGGTTGCTTTGGAAACGCCGCATTTCTCAGCGATAGATTGATACGACATCTTTTTTTTCTGGCTGCGAAGAGAAAGCGCGAGTTTTTCATCGAAGACCACCGCAGGGCGTCCAGGGCCGAAATAGCCTTTGGAACCAGGTTTGTTGGTTTGACGCTGATCTTCAAGGCCAGCACGCGTCCGGTGGCTGATATAGAAACTGTTTTGTTGAGCCAATGTGGCAAGAAGAGAAGTAACAGTGTCTTTGAGATTGTTGCAGGTATTCAGGTGCGGCTCAGTATAGGAACAAAAACGAACCCCCCAAGAAGAGAGCCGATGCAGCAATAACACGGTTTTTGCCGTGTTTTGCTGGGATAATCCCGACAACGACCAAAAAACGAGAATATCAAAACGATGCTTGGCGGCATCGGAGAGCATCTGTTCGTAGGCAGGAAGATGCGGTTTACTGAGCTGTTCAGTATCACAATAAACACGAAACGCATGCCAGCCATTTTGAGTGATTAGAGCGTTCATCTGTTGAAGGTGTTCTTCTGCCTTCTTTGGGTTGAGACTAGGGGATTTGCGAAAATAGACTGAAGCGTTTTCCATCAACATTTCCTTTTCCCAAAACGTTGCACCAAGCAGAGAGATTTGCAACGGCCGTAATAGGCACATTGTACCCTATAAATAGGGCGTCTGTACCTATATATTTGGCAGATAAAGGCTGATCAGTTACATTGGTTGAGTGATCATCGAAGGCAAAATCCTGGTGTGCGATGTTTGTAAGGCCAAGAAGGTCTACGACGAAAGCAAAGCTTTGCCTCCGCGGTGTTGGAATCGAAAGTGCCGGAGTTGGCGATGGAACACTGAAGGTGAAGACCGACGCACTTGGCCAAGAGTAAAGCCAACCTCACGTAATTAAAGTGCATCGGAGAGATGCAACGCAGTTGGTGGCTAGCGTTGGCAGGCCGTAGGTGTGTCTTCATGGAGTTGAAGTGCATCGGGCAGATGCAACGCAACAAGGCTCCAACAGAAGCTTGCAGGTCTATACGGTCTCAACGCAGGTAAAGTGCATCGCGTAGATGCAACCCTTGTATGTGTTGGTAAATCGGCTAGCCTAGCCGTTTCAGCACAGGTAAAGTGCATCGGGGAGATGCAACTGGGATTGGGGAGTTCAACCATTCCTTTATTGGGATCGCAACGGGTTTAAAGTGCATCGTGCAGATGCAACCTTGCACCACACACGCAAAACAGGGTGTCCGTCAGTAGTCACGAAGTAGAGTGCATCGAGTAGATGCAACCCTTGTATGTTGGTAAATCAACCGATCTAGCCATTTCAACGCAAGTAAAGTGCATCGGGGAGATGCAACAGCAGCGTCTCAGTGTCGTTCTTATCCTGAAGCGGTGGCGATGCAAGTAGAGTGCATCGGACAGATGCAACTTGCTACTCTTCCACGTCTTACAAATCTTCCCCCGTTCGCCCAGTCAAGGCGAAGCCTTTTGGCCCCACCGCAGGGCATTGCATGCAGCAAACTTCCCCAGCCATTGCCACGATCAATAGCCCAGTCAAGGCGAAGCCCTTTGGCCCCACCGCAGGGCATTGCATGCAGCGGACTTTCCGAGCGATTGCCACTACCAATAGCCCAGTCAAGGCGAAGCCCATTGGCCCCACCGCAGGTGGGGGGGTAAAAAAATTGCGTGCATTGGACAAAAAGCTGGATACAATGACTTTTTATGTGGTTTTTCTGGTTCAAAATGGATACTGTTATTGGAATAAAAATTGGGGGCATGAAAAACGGTTTCCAAACCAGCAGGCTGTACGGTCGGTTTGGCTGGAAGAAAAGCCGATGAGGCGAGAGGAACGACGATGAAAGAGGATGTGAAACTCCTGATGGATTTGCGCGAATTGCGGCATGAGGCTGGAGTTCAGGCTTCCCAAGTCAGCGCGAAATCGGGCATTGCGCGGTCGAGCTATCTGGAGATAGAAAATGGTCGCAGGCCGAGTTTGGATACGGCGCTGAAGCTGGCTCGCTATTTGCAGATCCATGTGGACGAGATCTGGGGGCTGGTGGAGGACTCCGAGGAACTGGAGAAAGAGAAGAAAAATGCAGGAAGCCGAAAATAGTTGTGGTAGCCAAAGGCTGGCATTCCTTGAAGCGTATATCGCAGAGCTAGAGCAAGAGGTGAGCGAGAAAGATGCCCTGCGCACGCACTTAGAGACGATTTTAAGTGAGATGACCGATGCTTTACAAAGTGGGCCATTGAGCAATGATTCGTGGTCTTGGCTGGGGCTTGCACAACAAGCGGAAAAGTTGCGCACGCTGTTAAAAAGTGCCGTAGAAGTTCTTGGAAATTATCAAAACGGAAAAAGATCAGCAGGCCGTGCGGCAGAAGTTGCGGATCATTGCAAGGCTGTACTCCATAACGAAAATGCGGTGGTGACAGAGTTTGCAAAAGACTATGACTGGAGATTGATTACTCGGGAAAATCTTCCCGGTTTTGATGACTTGTTGTTGCAGGATATGAACCCTCCGTATGGTGAGTGGTGTGTATCGAACAAGCATTACCGGTATCAGGTGAGTTATGAAGGATGGATGCGTTCGGGTTTTCGATGGTATGCCAAAATGCGATTGCCGGAAGACTGGACCAAACCGTCTGACGGATTGAGTGCGGGAGCCGAAGAGTGAAAACGATCATCGCCGGCAGTCGATCCATTACCGATATGCAACAGCTTCATGCTGCGATTCGGGCGTGCGGTTTTGAAATCACGGAAGTCGTTTGTGGCGAAGCACGAGGCGTAGACAAGATGGGGCGCTGGTGGGCCGAGCAGCATTCGATTCCGGTGGTCAGCTTTCCCGCCCGCTGGCAAGAGGACGGGCATAGCGCAGGCTATCAGCGGAATGTGCGCATGGCGGACTACGCCGACGCTTTGATTGCGTTGTGGAATGGGAAAAGCCCAGGAACCCGACACATGATTAAGATTGCCCAGGAAAAAGAACTGAAAGTGTACGTCCACACAGTGGGAAAGACGAATGTATGAAGAACCTTGTTTCTATCGCCCAGCCTTCGAGCCGTCGGCCGATCAGCTTTTCCTCCAGCAGCATTGAAGGCATTGAAAATGGAACGATCACGCACACCCATCGGTTGCTTTATCCGCAACCGGAAAACACGAAATCCTTGATACAAGACACCATGGCGCGTCTTAATTGGTACGATGCCAAAGATAAAAACCAGAACTGGCGTTGTCCTTATGGGCTTCCGGGAGACCAGTTGTGGGTACGGCAGATGTGGGCACGGGTAGAGCCCTATCCGATGGAGCTTGAAGACTACCGGATGCCACTAGACTGGCGCGTGGAAAAGACGCCAGATTTACAACCCTATTGGCGCGAACGAATCATCTTCTATTCGGATTTTCCAGGCAAAGAACCGGAAGAGTGTGGGCGGGGAGCTTCGGATAATTTGTGGCGCACGCCGACCACGATGCCGCGGTGGGCAGCGCGCTTATGGTTGAAAGTCACCAAGATCAAGATTCTACGTTTGCAGGCGATTCGTTTGGAAGATGTTCTTGCCGATGGTTTGAAGCAGACCGATTGGGAGGAGAACGCTTGGGCGTGGTCGGTTTCGTTCAAGAAGATCGAAGCGCAGAAAGACGGCAACCAGGATGAGTATAGTTCGTAAATGGATTTTCGTTTTTGGCTCGAATTGCAAAGGCATTCACGGTGCGGGTACGGCGCGGATCGCAGTAGAAAGTTACGGTGCGCAATGGGGCGTGGGTGAAGGCCGAACAGGCGATGCTTACGCCATTCCGACCAAGGAAACGCCGTATAAAGTAAGGCATCTGATGGATATTCATGTCAGCGTGGATCTGTTTCTGGAATACGCGCGGGCTCATTCGGAGTTGGATTTTAAAGTTGTGCGTGTGGGCTGCGGTTTAGCAGGATTCATCGACGAACAGATTGCTCCGTTCTTTGCTGGTGCGCCAAAAAACTGTTGGTTTGACCCACGGTGGGAGAAGTACGGACTGAAACCGTGGAGCGCGGTGGAATGATTCAAATAGTACCTTTTGAATTTTTTCCATGTGTTTAGTATCCATAAGATTTGTGGAGGCGTTAAGATGATTCCTAATGAAAATGCAGCTCCCGACGAGTCCAGTTCGACCAGTTTGGAGACTTTAAGAGGCGAGGAAGACACGATGGAATCAAAACCGGAAAGTTTCGTTTGTCCTGAATGCCAGAAGGCGGGGAAGAAAGTGGCTTTTGGGGACAAGCGTGGTTTGGGAGCACATCGCCACGCAAAACACGGCGTTGCCGGGGTTGCTCCTTCTACCTTGGCTTATCACCAGAAGCACAACAAGAAGGTGGAAAACAAGAAGGTGGAAAACAAGAAGGTGGAAAAACCAATTCCTGCGAAAAAGTCACATCATCCTGTGAAAGCCAAACCGGAAGTGACGGCACCGACTGCGAAGGCGCTGGTGGTGCAGAAGCGTGTGGATCAGTCTCCGATTTCAGCGGCTTTGATGGGCTATGCAATGGGACGGCTGGAAAGCCTGGCTGAACAGATTGCCCGCGAAAACGGATTGCCGGAAAAAGAGTTTGTCCGGGTTGTTTCTTCCAACTTGGCCGATCTGGCAAAACGATAAAAACAGTTTTCCGCTGTTCGTTCGTCGCCTTTTGCCAGAAGCGAACAGCGGAAAGCCGTCGCACTGCGAGCGGTGCGTGGATTGAAACGATGGAAAACGATTCTCCGAACCGTCCACGAATGGAACTGTCGCAATGGGTGATCTACGCACATCCACGGGATTATCCGGACAAGTATGTGATGCGCCGTTGGGATATCTCAGGAAGCGTAATGATAGCAACCGATGAAACAGCCTTTGCCGATACGCTTGCGGAGATCCGCGAATGTGTGCCGCAAGGGCTTTTCCGGTTGGAACGCTTTGAAAACGACGACCCCTGTATTGTCGAGGTTTGGCTGTGAAGAAAGAAGACGATAAGCGTGTTGGCATACTTGCTGTCGAGATTCTAGAGGCAAAACCCAATTCGATGTTTACCGAAGAACAGCGTGCAACTGTTCGTTTTTTACGTTTTAACCGAAGAGTGCGATGTGCGGAGTGTGGTAAACGGCTTAAAGTGATGTGGACCATGCTGTGTGAATTCTATGCGTATGACTTCAATGCGCCAGGGCCAGTGATGCTGAAACCAGAGAAAAAACATGCGCCATTGACAGCGGTTTGCGGGGATCATCCTTTGGCGCCTGCATGGCCTAAAGAAATTCCAGTGAAGACTTTGGCTAAAGCGGAGAGTTGCGGATGAAATGCCTTCATTGTGGCGAAGAGATCGCAATTGGTGATCAGATCATCTCTACAAACAATGGCAAGGACGCAATGCATAAGAACTGTGGATTGCGGGGTGTGATTGGTTCAGTAGCGCACTTGGAGCGTCGGTGTTCTTGTTTTATTCCAGGAGCGATGGAAGGCGATCCGCCAGGCATGACGCGCCGCGAAGCCGCCGATGCTGCCGTGCGTGTGTGGTTGCAGCAACAGAAAGAGGAATCAACGATGAGCGAAGTTCCTGCGGAGAAGCCACGCACAGCCGCAAAGCTATTGATCGTTTCTTGGATTCGGAACCATCCGCACCTTTTTTTTGCGAATGAATTTGCTTCGTGTCTGCTCTTGCTTACGGGAGGAGCGGTGATTGCGGCAGAGTGTTTTTTTCGGTGGTTTTGGCACGCTGCTGGATTAGGGGTTTGTATGCTGGTATTGTGCGTGGTACGTGCGTGGCGGAATTATAACTTGCAAAATCTCTTTTTGATGCAGAAAGAAGTTGTCGAAAAGCAAAAAGAAACGATCCATCAACTGGAAGTAGAAGTAATCAAGCATCAGGATGTGATTTACTCCGCTCTGGTGCTAAAGAAGAACATCGAGGTAAAAAACGGGGTGGTTGACATGACTTCCCTGATGCAGAGTGTGGATGCCCTCTTTTCGCAGGAGAAATCCGATCTTTCGAAACTGAACTGAACGTAGGAAGCACTTTTAGAAGCGCTATGCCTGTTCATAAGGGACAATTCTCTCTTTTTTGCGACGTTGGACGACGCTCCAGAAATCCTCTTTTACAATTGCGCTCACATTGCGTTGATGGCAATGACTCCTTGATGGAGGAATGAGCGAATGCTGGAGCAAAAAGAAGCATCGATTCATCTTTATCGCCAGGAACTGGTGGGCAAGCTGTGTCGGCGGGTGAGTTGGTCAGACAAGATTGAAGATTTGATAGAAGAAATGACCCAGCGGATGAAAGAGCGAGGAAGGAAAGGACTGGCTGCACCGCAGGTGGGCGCATATTTGCAGCTGGCGCTGGTGACGCTGCCCAGCGAAAAGATCGAGATTCTGGTGAATCCGGAGATTGTGAATTTGGGTGGGAAAGATCTGCTGGAGGCGGAAGGATGCGTGAGCCTGCCGCCTGCCGAACAGGCCACGGCGCGCGTCTGGCGGAGCGAGATAGCGCACGTGCGCAGCGGAACGATAGATAACCCTGAAGCGGCTCACATCGCTGTCTACAGGGGGCAGACGGCCCGCACGGTGCAACACGCGATTGACCACCTGCAAGGCATCTTTTTTGTCGACCGTTGCCAGCCGATTGCACGGGGGATCGTGCTGCGGAAGTATGAGGATTATTTAAAAAAAAGCTTGGCAGCACATACCGCCCGGCAGGTACTATAAAAGCGCCATAACAGTGCATCGTGCAGATGCAACTTGATGAACTCGAACATCTGCGCTTTCCTTCCACGTAGCAATGCAGTTTGAGTGCATCGGACAGATGCAACGTCGACCTGAAGTACATTCCTCTTCAGACTCGCGCAGCAATGCAGTTTGAGTGTATCGGGCAGATGCAACTGCGAGGTCAGAGAGGCCGTGACCATTGCGCCCTGTAGCAATGCGGTTGAAGTGCATCGGGCAGATGCAACTAATCACAAAGGCGGTGTTGGGAAAACTACGTTCGTGGCAACGCATTTTGAGTGCATCGGACAGATGCAACATGAGGTATTTCAGCATCTTTACTCAGTTGTCAGAGTGGCAACGCATTTTGAGTGCATCGGACAGATGCAACTTAGGGAGTGGTGAAGTTAAGCCACACAACAACGGGTAGCAACGTAGTTTAAGTGCATCGAACAGATGCAACGGCTGGTCTTAATTTCCGGCCGCCTTATCCTCGATGGGTAGCAACGTAGTTTAAGTGCATTGAACAGATGCAACCGAAGAGCCTCGGATTGATGAACGTGATTTCTTTTGTAGCAATGGAATTGCGGTGCCTTGCGGAGATGCAACACCGGGGCCGTAATGCTCTCCATCAAAAATAATGTTTTGATCTTGGCAAACTGCATATACAATAAGCGCATGGCGATCACCAAAAAATTGATTGACGACGATGGCGAAGTGCGCGAATTAACGGAAGAAGATTTTGCTTTTCTCGTACCTTTTTCTGCGCTGCCAAAAGCTGAACAGAAGACGCTCCGTGTTCTTCGTCAGCGTGGCAAGCAGAAAGCTCCTCGCAAAGTGCCTATTTCGATTCGCTTGTCTCCCGATGTCATCGAGGGCCTGCGCGCTACAGGGGAAGGATGGCAGAGACGTACCAATGAGGTGTTGCGCTCCTGGCTGACTTCTTCTGCACGGTAAAACCTGGGCAGAGATTCCATCGAAATGTCAGTGCATCGTAGAGATGCAACTTATGACATGTTGCACACATTGGACGCAGAGTGCATCGCAGTGATGCAACACGCTGGCATTGGGAATCATGGTACCGGACGCAGATCGCAATGGAATTTAAGTGCATCGGGCAGATGCAACCTCGGACGACCGGCCTTATGGCCGACCAAATGGTGTAGCAACGCACTTTGAGTGCATCGAGCAGATGCAACCTCACATGGTTTGTCGCATTCACCGCGTTAGAAGGGTAGCAATGCGGTATGAGTGCATCGGGCAGATGCAACCTCAATGCTGAGACCTAAGAGACGGACGTGATAGCGTAGCAATGTGGTTAAAGTGCATCGGGAAAATGCAACCGCTCACATGGCTGTCTCACGTCGACTCATTCTTGGTTTCAACGCAGGTAAAGTGCATCGAATAAACGCAACGAACCAATGTCCTTGTTAATAACGCTGTCTACATACGTCTCAAAGCAAGCAGAGTGCATCGGGCAGATGCAACAACATGTGGCCATTTATGGAGGAAAAGATAATGATGCAGTAACGCGGTTTAAGTGCATCGGGTAGATGCAACATTGTCCATCAGACGAATAAAGAGGCCGCTCATGTAGCAATAGAGTTTGAGTGCATCGGACAGATGCAACAGTGGAGCACAGGTCAGACAGTCAATCAGTCATACGTAGTAACGCAGTTTGAGTGCATCGGCCAGATGCAACATTGTCGTACTTGTTATATTGATCTCTAAGATAGGTAGCAATGTAGTCGAAGTGCATCGAGCAGATGCAACTGTAACAAGCCGACACAAACGGCCATAGGTTTTGTAGCAATGCAGTTTGAGTGCATCTGGTAGATGCAACAGATTGGTGTAGATTTTCTTGTTGCCAAGAACCAAGTAGCAATGCAGTTTGAGTGCATCGAACAGATGCAACTGCGGCGCATAGCTCAGGTGCGCGTGGGTGATACATAGTAACGCAGTTTGAGTGCATCGGCCAGATGCAACTCATCGGAATATGGCATATCGGTTTGTAGATAGATAGCAACGTGGTTTGAGTGCATCGGACAGATGCAACAATGTCGTGCCAGCATAGAGGATTGGGATGATCTTGTAGCAACATAGTTTAAGTGCGTCGGACAGATGCAACTTGCCTGACCCGCACCAGCATGGGTCATTACGTCGTAGCAACGCAGTTTAAGTGCATCGAACAGATGCAACACTGGATAAGGTACTGGAAACGCATCGGTAGGTAGTGTAGTAATGCAGTTTGAGTGCATCGAACAGATGCAACTGTCAAACAAATAGGGTTCGCTTCCCTGTCATAGCATTGGTAGTAACGCAGTTAGAGTGCATCGGACAGATGCAACCTTTGTTGTCAGTGCGAAGGGCCGTGCGAGCGCCGGTAGCAACGCAGTTTGAGTGCATCGAACAGATGCAACAGAAAACGGTACCCCTTGGTGAACGATGTTCGTCGTAGCAACGCAGTTTGAGTGCATCGAACAGATGCAACAACATCGTGACTGTGGACCGCAGGGTTTCGGCAAGTAGCAACGCAGTTTGAGTGCATCGAACAGATGCAACTTCACGATTCTGTGCGCTCGACCGGCAATCGAGCGTAGCAACACAGTTTGAGGCATTGCATGCAGCCACTGTCAGTTCATCCTGCCACAACGCTTTGCTCAGTCAAGCGAAGCAGTTGGCCCCACCGCAGGTGGCGCAAGGGATGGGAAAACAAGGCGCAAGTTATGTGGACTTTTGTTTCCGTGCCAGGATCTTGGCGATCGTTCCGCGGTTCCAAGCCCTTCCCATCCTGGTAGGAATGCCTTCTTTGTTCAGTATCTGTGCGATGGATTGCGTGCTTTCTCCTTGAAGGCCGAGGGCATGAATCCTGGTGAGGATCTGCTCTTCGCCGGGCTTTTCGCCGAAGGCATGGCGCCCATCTCCGCGCTCACCCCTCGCCTTTTTACGCTGGCGCGCGCCACGCAGCTTCATCACGATCATGGCCCGTTCCCATTGAGCCAGGGCACCAAAGATTTGCCGCATTAAAACACGGCTGGGGTCTTGTGAGCATAGATCCGGCTCGGCTGTGGATAGAAGGGTGTAGCCGTGTTTTTGCATGTCGGCAAGGATGGTTTCTTGCACCATCAGATCGCGGGCCACACGATCCAACTTTTCGACAATCACGGTTTTGATGCCGTTCTCTTCCAGTGCGGCAAAAAGCTCGGAAAGCGCCGGCCGGTCATCGAGTTCTTTGGTGCCGGAGATGCCTTCTTCCCGAAAGACTTCAACAATTTCAATTTCATTGCTGGCTGCGTATTGTTCGCAGGCGAGCAGTTGACGGTCGAAGCCGTCGCCTTCAATCTGCCCTTTGCCGCTGACGCGGAGATAGACAAAAGCCTTGATCATTGAATCCCTTTCAACGCCATTTTTTCGGCCAGGTCATTCCATCCAGCTTGACGTGCCTTGGCCTGAGAGATGGCCATGCGTGTTCCATCCCTCATCACAATTGCGCCGGAGCGATAATCATGCTGAGGCTCGTAGGCATAAAGTTTTTCTTCTTCCAGGCAGCAGCCTTCCCCATTGCGATAAAGTCCGTAGAAAACCGGGTTCTGGCCGGAAAGATTCTCGGCGAGGTCACCGGCAAGATTCTTGTACTTTGATACCGAAATACGAACGCCTTGCGGATTTTCAGCCATTGGGAAACCTCGTTTCATCGTCGAGCCATGCAGGCATATCGACGAGTGGTTCGATCAATCCTTTTCCATCTTCTGTCGGCAGATCGATGTGGTACTCAAAATCCGGGTCATTGCGGCCGAGCTGCAGGTAGAAGCGCTCCCGTGCGTTCTGGCAGGCGGTGAGCATCTTTAGAAAATCCTCGGTCGAAAGCATGCGAAGAATCGGTTTCATGTTCATTCTTCAATCCTCTTGACCTTGCGTGGTTTGGGCAGCTTGACGACTGCGGGTTTGGACTTTTTGGCGCGCTTGATTTGACAGAGCGTGCATTTACAGCCAGGAGTGTGAGCAGCTGCGGTCTTCTTTGCCGGTGCGGCGGCGGGCGAAGGCTGGAGGGCAGCAGCGGAGCAATGCGCACAGACTTCAATGCCCTCGGCGTTCTGAATCCATTGGGTACCGCCGCAGGTGGAGCACTGCCGCACGCGCACCCATTCGTATTGTCCATCTTTGCGGCGGCGGTCTTGACCATTCCAGCCGGTGCGCTTGCACCAAGAGCAACGCTTGGGAATTTTCTCATCCTTGGAGTCCCACGGTCGGCCTTTTCCAATACAGTCGGGCAATTCACAGACGCAACGGTTAACAACTTTGGTAATTTTTTCGACGCTCATAGCGTTCTTCCTTTTCAATGGAAAATGGGTTTAAATTTTTGGTCCTCTATCAAAGAGAGATAGAATCCTGCGGAAGATCAAAAGAAGATGATTTCTGCTTGATCGTCATGATGCAGTTGCGTCCGCTGTTTTTGGCTTGATAAAGCGCGGCATCCACAGCGTGGATCAATTCTGCTGGATCAGTAGGAAAATCAGAAACGACGCCAAAACTGGCGGTCATGGCAATGGAAGTGCCGTTATATCGAAAGCGGGCCGACTCGATCGATTGACGCAACTGTTCCGCACGCGCAACCGCATTCAGCAGATTGACGCCAGGAAGAATCAAAAGAAACTCTTCTCCGCCATATCTGCCTGCGCCATCGTAGGAGCGCAGAGAATTTTTAAAGATTGCGCCTACCTGCCGCAGTACCTGATCACCAGCGGGATGGCCAAAGGTATCGTTGACCCGCTTGAAGTGATCGAGATCCACCATAATTACACTGAGCGGCGTATTGTCACGGTAAGACCGTTCTACCTCTTGCTGTAGACGCTCAACAATGATGCGGCGATTCCACAGGTCGGTTAGATGATCGCATTCAGCTTGCTTGCGCAGCTTGATCGAAGTCCGCAACAATTCCGCTTTTTCCCGTTCTAATTTTCGACGTTGACGGTAAGACCAATAAAGAATGTTTCCCACATACACCAAAGCAACGATTGCCAGAAACGGCGGAATGCTGGCGAACACTTGCTGTCGGTAATTGCGATGGTTTTCCAAAACATTCTCCGATTCTTGGAGCTGTGCTCCGGCTATGGCGTGTTCTGCCGGTTAGAATTTTGGTCCTCTATCAAATAGACCCTTTTAGAACTTTCTTCTTTCTTTACCGCAGTGTCAAGTCATAGCCGCACTGTGGTGCATTAAATTCAGAGATGCCTGTCCAGAATCTGGACTATGCGCCTGCTAGTCGGCGCTTTTGGGAATCGTCGGTGGTTCAGACTGTTGCAGGGCAACGGCCGCATTGAGAGCATTCAACAGCATCAAAATGACGAGTCCGGCAAGACTGAGCCAGCGAATTTCACAAAATGTGAGCGTGCATTCCAGCAGTGCGACAAAGCCGAGGGCGCGCAGCTTCCAATGAAACATTTTGACGGCCCACATATAGACGCTGATGGACGAATAAACAAGACCACCGGCCACCAGAAACCACATGCCAGGCCGTTGATCGACTTCCACGTGCACGACGGTATAGCTTGCCAAGGGAACGAATGCGCCTACACCAAAGCCGAGCAGGGCGCGGGCGCGCTGGCCGAGGGAGAAATAGACGCGGGGCGTAGGCGCAACGCTGGCAGGCGTAGGCGGGGGCGGTGGAGCTGGTAGAGGAAGGGGCGCGGGTTCCACGGGCACTGGTGGGGTTTTGGCTTCGCGGACGGCGCGGCGCTGGTCACGGCGAGCTTGATTGCGCGCTTGCCGGCGTGCTTCGCGTTCTTCCGGGCTGAGCGGCGGGCGTCCAGGATGGCGGGACGGCTCCAGTTCACTGAATGGGGCGGGAAGTGTGGCCAGAAGAGCCATGGAGAAAAACCTTTCTGGTGCTGGGCACCGGCTGGGAGTTGCAGTCCGTTTTCTAAGGTGTTCGGGCTTATTCCCGGACACCTTGGTACACGTTGGCGATGATCTGAAACGGTCCATAACAGGCGATAAGGGCCGTATCCCTATGCGAGTTCATGAAAGCGTTCGACTGTTCATCGCTGGTGGTGATGGCGCGAACCTGAAAGCGCTTCCCCATGCTGTAGATCCAGAGAACTTCTTCAGTGGATGCGTGCATGAGCGCGCCCGGTTCGGCATTGTGTTTGCGTGGCATTGTGGTTACTCCTCTGTCTGTTCTGCGTCGGTCAAGCGCGGGTCACCCGCACCACCTCTCAAACCTGCGTTGTAATAGGCTTGGCATTCCATCGGTTCGATACCAGCCGCCTTGCACCGTTCAAGATAAGGCCAAAAATCGTTTTTCAGCCAGCCATACGCAGGCCAGAATCCGGAGCCGGTCGACATGATCACCGGCTGCCGGGTTCCCTTGCGGTGGGTGCGTTGCCACTTCATGGCCTGTGTGTAGCTCATGGGTCTATCCCTCAAAGTTTTCTCGTTTGAAATTTTGGTCCCCTATCAAAAGGGGACCGTGGGCGTGGGAGTGCTTGTCTAGCTGCGCTCAATCAGCAGCAGCCGCGTGCTGACGCCGGTACCGCTAGCCTTGAAAGCACCATCGGGCAGGTTTTCCCACGTGGCGTTTACCTCGTCGAGCCAAGCGCGAAACTCGGTGCTCTTGCGGTCACTGCGGAATTCAAAACTGGGACTGAGAACAGAGACCAGCACGCCGCGCGGGGCAAGAAACTTGTAGGCATGGCGGATGTGTTCAAGATCCTGCTGCCGTTCAAAAGGCGGATTCATCACAATGCGGTCATACTGGCCCAGATCGGCGCACGATAACTGCAGGAAGTCATCGCCCACCAGCTTGTACCCCTTCAGGCGCAGGAGTTCGCGCAGCTTGTACACCGGCTCAATCACTTCCAGGATGACGCCAGGAACCGCCGCACGCACGTCGTCGGCAATGTGCCCGCTTCCGGCTTCAGGCTCTAGTACCTTCATGCCGGGCTCAATGCGCGCACGGCGCAGCATGATTTCAATCACAGGGGCTTGTGTGGGGAAGTATCCGGGAATACTGGAGAGTTTGATTTCGGCCTCTAGCTCGCCGATTTTGCGCAAGCGCTCCCGCTCGGTGCGCTCGGCGGAATTGCCCTCAATCATGGATTGCAGCAAGCGGGCAACGGGCGAGGTCTCGGCGTAGTCTTTTGACTCAATGCAGGAGTAATAACCACCCTCACCAGAAATAGACTTGCGCACCAGCAGGCGTATTTCGTCTTTCTTTTTGAGTTCGGCCAACTCGGTGGGAACGGTTCCGCGTTCGTGGGCATCGGCCAGGGCGCGCAATGCCTTTTGTGTGCGCTCCAGGTTGCGGCAATCGTGCATACGCATCTGATACTGTTTGTTTCTCTTTGGCGTCGGGTTCTCTGTCATGGGACGGCCCAAGTGATCAATCTGGTTTTGCAGGGCATCGGCCCATGTGCGGAAACGGTTGATGAGCTTGGAGGCGTCGGGCATTGCGGCGGTCATAGTCATGGTTGCCATGGTGAGACTCTGCTTTCTTGGCGCTGTGCGCCGGTTAGGAATTGTTTTTTGGTCACCTATCAAATAGGCGACTAGACTCCTGATTTTGAACTAAGCCGCCGATTTTTTCTTGGCAGCATAGAAGACGATGGCTTCTGACTTGAGGGCTTCGATAGCATCGGGAGTAAAAACGCTGGAGTGCTGAAGGTCGAGCGCTTTTTGTGTGGCGCGGGCTGTGGTGCGTAACAGGACTTTGCGGAAGTCGCCAAAAACTTCAAATGTAATGAGTCCATCCCTGACAAAATAAATGTGCGCAGATGAAACCATCTGACCATTGCTGTACTTGTTTGTGGTGAGTTGAAGCTGTGCCGCGCCTTGTTCGTTGTTGAGTGCCGGAAGGGAAATTGTCTGTTCTGGTTCCTGTGCCATGATGTACGCTCAATTCTGCCGCTGTGCGGCGGTTAAAGGTTGTAGTTGAACTGGTAAGGAATGCTTACCAGTTGCCGGTTACTCGATATAATTCGCATCGGGATGATGCTTTCTCATGCCACAAACGGAGCAGAAACCCACGATATCCTTATCGTTGAACGGGTGCGGTGCTTCGGGGCTAAGAATGCCGACAGGCATAGCGGCGGGGATTGCGGCAAGCGTGGTGCGGTCCTTCGGGCTCAGCGGTGCTTGTTCGTTCTCGCTGATGCAATAGCCCTGCAAAGCGGGGTTGCTGGTGGTAACGGGGATTGCGGCAAAGATCTCGGAAAGACTCCGTCTTTCGTTGACTTCCCATTTACCAACGGTGTTTCCATTTCGGTCCCAAAGACTGCCCGCCGTTCCATCATCCAATTTCAACTTTTCTTCATCCTTGAGGCTTTCCCGCAGAGCCTTGATTACATCGGTTCCGGTTTGCATGGCGTCGTTGTCAAGTTCAATTTCGAGCCTGAATCTCATTACGTCCTCAGTTCTCCGGCTGAGCCGGGTGTGGGTTGAAATGTTGGTCACGCTATCAAAAGAGAAGTTAGTTTATTTCGTAAACTGCTTCTTCATAGCCGGGCAAAGATTGAATGGTTTGCAGACGCAACTGTTGCAGGAAATGTGCTGCGTCCGATGCCTTCCAGTTCTCACAGGCATCTGACTGATACTCCAGGCAGAAAATAGCCTTCAACGTCTGCACGCGCATGAGCGGTTCCACGGATACAGGAAAGCGATAGGCGGCCGCGCGCGCTGCATCGCCTTCGGGATCTGCTTCGCTCGGATAGTGGACGCCGTAACTTTTCAGATTCTCGCCTAAAAGCATCTGGCCGATTTTATCGGCGCATTCCAAAGCCGCATGTTTCCGTTCAGGTCTGAACCATACATGCCACAAACCACGGCGGACGTGTTCCTGTGCGTCCTTTGGGCCATGAATAGCCGTTGCAATGAGCGCGTGAATGTGTGCGTCCGAAACGACAAAGCAAGACATAGAATCACCTTTCCTGTACGGCGCGTTTCTGCGCATTAGCCTGTTGCTTGTCTAGTTCCTTGTAATACTGACGATTGCAAAGAACGCGACCGTCTAACAGTTTGTTGCGCTCGACTTTCGGCCCGTGCGTTTTCTGGCAACCGTCACAGAAAAATGGAACCTCCCACCAGTTTTTTACGTGGTGAGCACCACGCCTGAAGCCGTATTTGCGATTGCCTCCCATGGCCTAATCCTCATCCGGGAGCATGATCGTAATCACGGGCTCTGCGTTGTCGCCGGGGCCGCAAACAGCCTTCAGACGAACGTCTTCATGTTTAAAGCGATTCGTGCGGTCACCTTTGATATAAACCCAATTCCAGACGCGCACGGTAAAGAAAAGCAGGTCACCGCCCGCGCTGGTGCGGATGGCGTATTTAAGCATAGTCAGCACGTCCCACAGCCGCCCGCTTACGTCTTGGGCAGGCGGCAAGGGCTCGCCCAGCTTTTGTACGGTACGATCAAAAGCAGCGCGCGTCATGGCAACGGGAAATTTGATTCCTGCTTCTTGCAGGATGTTCAGTCCAGGGCGGAAATTACAAGACGAGTCCGAAAGATCCACCAAAACACCATCCTTGATTGCTTCCGCACGCGTATAGCTGGAAATTACTTCGCCAAAAAAATCATCTTGTTCGGGCATTGCTTTTTGCTCCACTCTTGGCGCTATGCGCCGGTTGAAATGTACTCCTCAGTCCGACCGGGTACCCGGCCAGGTTCAAAATTTTGGTCACACTATCAAAAGTCCAGAATCTAGACTTTGCGCCTAATCTTCATCGCCCCGTGTGACTTGCTCGAAGTCGAATCCATCGGGGCAGCTGGGGCCAGACGCATCGCAGACAGACCACTGTGCGCCACTCGGCAAATGTTCTATCCACCATTGGCCATGCTCGAAGAAGGCGCGAAATTCCGTGTAACGGCGGGCTGGATTGACTAGCTTTCCGTTTGCGGCTTTCAAAATGCGCGCCTCTATTGCGGGAGTGTTGGTTTCAGTGTTCAGCATGTTTCCTTCCTTTGCCCACGTACCGGCCCATGGGTGGGCAACTGTTCTTACTCGGGCAATGCGGTAAATTCAGATCCGTCGACTAATCCGTCATAGCTCCATTGCATTTCGCCCGCATTTTCTTGAGCCTGTGCCGGTGCTAGTTTGTTGGCGCTCGTTTCGTTTGGCGCGTTGACTTCGACGAAAGCGCTAACCCACGCTTCACAGGTGACTTTGACACGGTATATAGGCATGTTTTCCTGTTCTGCCCGCGTACCATGCCCACGGACAGGCACAAGGTTAGTTTCTTGTTCTGACCACTCGCCACGGTGTGAACTCGTTCCCGTAACGTTCTTCAGACTTCCATCCGTTTTCGTGCATCCACGGGTACAGCCCTGATAGATCGTTAAAAACAGGCGATAGTGCCTCATGGTTTGTATCTGCGATGAAACAGCCCGTTCGCCCGCTGATACGGTCTCTGCATTGGACGTTCATTCTGTATTCCACCTAAAGCCCCTTTCCGGCAAGAATGGCCTTGCGGGCCTTGCTCTTGAATCCTTCCGTGAACCACTCCGGATTATCCCAGCCCACTTGCCCGGTACCGTAATCAATCGGGTAATCGGTGCGGAATCCGTCTTTTGTTGCGGCAACATATGAGCGCTTTCCGTTGATCGTTGCCGTTACTAACGCCTCACCGTTTGGGTGGACGTATACCGCGCGTTCATCTTCGAAAGTTGTGTACATTTTTTTGCTCCGGGTCTTGGCGCCATGCGCCGGTTAAAAGTTGGTCACGCTATCAAATAGGCTGTGGGTTATGCCAGCCGGAAGACGCGGAAGTCTGCCCGCAAATACACGCCGTTATGGGCGCGCACCTCGTCTTCGCTGAAAAACCAAACGAGGGCCGGGCGCGTTTCTTCCGTGGGCTGGAGCTGTGCAAGCGGGATTGAGTTGCCTAGACTGCCACTGTAGGAAATAGCACTGCCAAGGTAAAAGCCTTGATTCTCTTCTGCCGTGTACATGGTAGGTTGAACAGATTCCCCCCAGTCGTGTGCAATCCTGAATTGGCCTGCGGGAGTATCGATCCAATCTCCAACACGCGCCCCGCGTATCGCATCATAGGCACGCATACGCTCGGTGAGGATGGCCGCGTTTTTCATGCTGGCGCGAACCGCCGAGTTAAACCACGGCTCAAGCTGATAGCGGTTTAAATCCCTATCAAAGTAGATGGGGCGCGGGATTGGGCGCATCGGTTCCGCGTCTGGCCAGTCTGCCCCGTATTTTTTGGCCCTCTTGGCATGCTCTACCATGTAATCGGCGTGCATGCGGTAGCGCTCGCCCACGAATAGTGCGTAGGCTTCCGGCGTCCAGCGATAAGGGTAGCGGTCCCGGTCACCATGCACAGAACAAATTACGGCGCCGCCTTGACGGCTCAAAATGTTGCGCTCGAAAGCTGTATCGTCGCCGTTGTGGTTGAACGTTGAACGCATGTAATCAAGCGTATGCTTAGGCGCGGAATAGGTTTCAATCTGGCGTATAGTATCGTGCCCGAAAACATCAAAACAGACTTGGTCCTGATAACTTAGATGAAATTCAATCCTGAACATGGGCGCATCCTTTCGGTTTTGTGGCTGAAGGAATGGGCGGGCATTGCGCCCGCCCCCGATGCGGAAGTTACGCCGCTACGGTCTGGCCCTTGAGTTCTGCCATACGTTCCGCCAGCATCCACAAAGCCCGATTCAGCTTTACGTCTTGATCAATGCCCTTTACTTCGCGCGTAGTGACGCGGCGGGCAGTCTTGCGCCCTGTCTGTGCGTCAACGCCTTGAGCAAAACCGTGCAGCCCGCCGCGAATCACATTTTCCTGCACCACATTCAGAGTGTGCCAAAGATCCGGCTTTGGGTTCGTGGGTCGACGCCAGTCAATAGCGGCCGCTGCATCGGCTTCACGGCGCGGGCGCAAAAGTTGCTCGGCGGTAATCGGCGTCTTAATTTCGCCTTCCGCATCCGCGAAACGGAGCTGGCGGGCAGCATCGGCGAATGCGCCTTGTTCGCCCGCTGTTAACTGGAGCTGATTCCACTCATCGGCGCGCGCAAGAGACTTTTCCGACTGCTGAACGATCTGGAAAGATCCCTCAATCACATCGTGCACGATATCGCCCTTGTGTTGTACGGAAAGCATCTGAACGGTTGAATCAGAGACCATAAGCCCGTTTGAGCAAACCAGCCGGAACAAGCCGGCAGAAAGCTTGTAAGCGCTTGTGCCATCGTGCGAATTGACTAAAACCACTTCAGGAACGGAATCGCCAACACGCTGAATTGCGTTAAAAGAATCGGGGTGACGAAAACGAATCAGATGCTTTGTAAAATCTTCCTTGCCTGCAATCCTGCAGCGGCTTTGAGTTGCCTTGAAAGGCTGAAAGCCTTCTTTCATAAGCCCGGCGATAATCTCGGAGGTAGGAATATAGGTATACCGGGCAGAACGGGATTCATGCGCCTCTGTGGCGAAAGCGCTAGGCGCAAAGTGGCGCAACGCGTCCAAGGTAAGTGGAGTTTGCTGGCGAAGAAGTACGCCGGGATTGATTGCAGCGCCGATATTAAAATTATGTGCAAAAGTGTTCATTCTGAATCCTCTGATTCTCGGAACTATGTTCCCGTTTCGCGCTTTGGCCGCTGGCCGCGCTCATTCAGTATCGGGACCGATTACCCGATAGACGGGAAAAACCCGTGTTAAAAGGTTGCCGTGTGAATGACTTCTGAACCGTCTTCATGTTCGCAAAGCGTAACAGAGATTAAATGCTGTTTCTTGGCAGGGACTTTCAACTGTTCCGCTACCTTGTTCTGTGCTGCATACAAGGAAGGCGCATAGACTTCTATCCGCTTACCTTGATAAAACGCAACGTATCCACACAAACCGTTCTCAATACTCATTAGACCCCCTCTGTGTGTAAGGCTTGAATGACCTTACTTAATCACTCTATCCTACTTTCACACCATAGTGCAACAAAAAAATGTACTGTGGTGTGAAATTTGTAACTGTGGTGCATGCCCTATCTGATCAAACTGGACGCCGTTGTATATAGGATAACGGCACGTTGCACTGTGGTGCACGATATATATTGCATCGTGGTGAGTTGTACGCACTGCTGCGCTAACCGCCGATGTGATGAAAAATGAAACACATCCATCCCGATATTCTGCGCAGTCTGCACTGTGGTGAGGCTAGTCTAGTGCGATGCGCCCCCGGGCGGAAACAAGAGGGCTGTAACTGCACCATGGTGATAGTGCGCGGATGATTCGCAGAAAGTGAAGCCTTCAAGGATCAGGATTGTTTTTCGGTCACCTATCAAAATGGGGAATCGGGCGCAATTGTTGCATTGTGAGGCGCGCGGGGCTGTTGCCAGGTGCGCATGGTGCACGTTGGGCGCGGTGATGGTCGGGCATGGGCAAGCTGTCCAAAGTCCTGTAGTCCCCCCTAAAAACGCTGTAAATGGGGATGCTGCAGCTAAATCTGTAGATTTAGCAGCGCTGGGGGGCGCCGGATGCATGGTCAACGTATGTCCGGCCCGGGATGCGGCTCGGCTTGTCTCGCAGCGGTCCGGGAGTTGTCCGGGGGAGGGGGGGTGCGCGTCGTCGTCGACGCCTTACTCGTCCATAGAAACCCACAGCAGGGAAAAAGTCGAAGCGCAATTTAAGCGCAAAGATAAAACATAGAAAATTTGAAATGGGTTGAGCCGTGCGCAATTCAGGCGCAATTTATATCGAAATTATTGCGGTTATAGGGATAGAGGATAATTTGGCTAAATTCGCTATAGATCGATGAGAAGCGCAATCGTAGCGCAATGAAAAATTAGCATAGACAGGAAATTGAGTTAGGCGTAAGTTGTGCGCAAAGACGGAGAGAATTATGCCAAAGCCAGCGGTCACTGACGAGGAGTTGAAAGAGCGGGAAGTGCGCAGCCAGGAGTGGCGGGCATTTCGCAAGGATCATCTGTTCACGCAGGTGAGACTGGCTGAGGTTTTAGGGATGAGTCGGCGCGAGGTACAGCTGATTGAGAAGGGCAAGGTTTCCCCGATTCAGAACACACTGAGAAAGTTTCTGGCGTTGAAGGCAAAATACAGTCATGACGAGGAGATGTAAGTGGACGAGCAAAGTGATACAAAGCGTTCGCCGAGTCAAGTGCTGATTGACTGTCTGGAAGATTTCGGTAACGATGAGCCATTGGAAGTAGTTGTGACGTATAGAACCAAGAGTGGCGATCTGGCTTGGCAAACGAACATAGATGCGAATTCGCATTTTATTGGGTTGCTGCGGTTGACAGAGATTTGGTATCTGGAAAAAGTGAAATCTAGAAACGGTGGAGGATAAGGTGGAGACAACGGAATATGTGGAAGGGCTGACGGGCGAAGAGATCATCAACGACATTTTGGATCAGGTGGAAGCAAAGCTCCGGGCTGATTGCAATTTGCGGGAGACGGACAGTTACCAAGCGGGCTACGACGGGAACGTGCATGTGCATTTGAATCTGCACGGGGTGGACATTGTTGAGATCAAGCAGGACATTGCTGTAAATCGCCCTGCCAATCAAGACTTGTCAGGTGCTCAGATCACAGAGAAGACCGTGGATGCGGAGATTGTGATTGCGCTGGAGCCGCGTTTGAATCTTGTGCGGGAGCGCAGCGGCCAAGAAGTGCCGACGCTGAGCAAGGATGAAAGTGGTCATGAAGTAATCAAGAAGCGGCGCTATGCAAGAAAGAATGCCGCAGACAGTTTGGAATAACGAGGATGAACAGGAAAAGCAATGAAAAAGATTCTTGTGATTTTGGTGTTTCTTGGAATCATGTTGCTGGCGGCTTTTGCACAACAGCCGCCTGCACCAGTGCCTGATTCAAAACCTGTGCCGCAATTGAGCACTACTGTTCGGATTGCGTTGCAAAGCTGTCAGCAAACAAAACAGAGTGCGCAGAAACAATGGCAGGATGCAAGTCAAGAGGAACAAGCGGTGCTTTCGGAATTTGCCGCAGAGCATTCCGGCTTCCACATCAATCCAACGACGTTTATTGTGGAAGCGGATCAACCGAAGCAGCCCACTCCTACTGTCAAGCCAGCACTCCCTGCATCAGAAAAAAAGTAGGTTTGTGGGATGAAAGAGAAAAAGCAAACCTGGTTTGAAAGATTGATCGGGCTCTTCAACCTTGAAGAAGTTCATCATCGCACTTGCAGACTCTGCCACAAGCGGATTCTGAAGACGCACAAATATCGCCATGTGAAGGTAGGGCCGTGGTGGGTGGATCAGACAGAACACAAGAACTGCAAGAACCCAACCTTGGAAACGCCCTACCAACTGGCGCAGCGGCTGATGCCGGAATTGCCGTTCGATGATCTTGATCCGATCGATTTGCCTATTGTGGATGGCAATATTTTTCCGAGCTATGGCGAAGTTCCTCAGGAGAAGATTCAATGACTGAAGAACAAGAAGAGCGACTTGTCACAGCGTTTGAACAGATTGCAGGAGCTTTGACTGGCATCCATGACACACAAGAAAAACAATTCGCCAAGCAGTGGCCCGAACGAAAAGAAGTCCGTGAAGCTGTTTACTCTCGCGTCCCCACCGAAGAAGACATCCTCCGTGAGCAGCATGGAGCAAGCGACGAAACCACGGAAGAATGGCTCACGATTAAAGAGTACGTCGGCCCGCGCGAAAGAGAATTCCTTGAATCTACCAGTGCCAAAACTGGAAACAAGGATGACGAGAACAGCGGAAGCGTTGAAACGCCTGAAAGTGAAGCCTGAACAACTAGCGAAGGTGCCGGCGCTCAGTTCGATGTTCAAACATGCAGAAGGTGGATTGCGCTCGGTACTCGACGCCATGCGCTTTTGTGTTCATGACGAAGTGATTGCAGCATTTTTGAAAAAGTACGATGCCATGCCGGAAACGGATCGGCGCTGCGTTCCATGGGAAGCGATTGCGCTTTCTGCCAACCTGGATGGACGAACTTTGTGCGGCGCAATCATGAATGCGATTACGCTTTCTTTTGGCAATACATCAAGAATTCTGGCTTTGACCGCGCATCCAAGCTTGATGAAAAAGAGAATTGAATTTGCCAAAATGCCAAGCGGCGAAAAAGATCGCACGGCAGTCGACATTATGGTGGGTGCGCTCCCGTCTCCGAAGGGGCCAACCTTCATCGGTAAAGCGGTGTTTGGAAGCTCGGCAGAAAAATCAGAAGAATCATCTGAATCAAGTGAAGTTTTTGGCAGTGAAGATGACTTGGACGATTTGTTTCCATCGCCTAGCGCCATGCTGGAAAAGCTGGTGCCAATCCGGCAGAAACGCTTGGGAGACGGAGACCAACAATGAAACATATTGTTGGCTTTTCCGGGGGAATCGATTCGCAACGCACAGCTCTTTGGGTACGTGAGCGTTTTGCTGCTGAAGATATCATCCTGTTGAACTCCCCCGCTGGTGGCAATGAGCATCCGCTGACCACAGCTTTCATTGCGCAATATAGTCGTGAAGTATTTCCAGTGGTTACGGTTGATAATCTTGTGCGCGATATGTGGGAGACCGATGGCTTTGCAGAGCATCGAGGATTCGATGGGAATGCGCCGCTCGACTTTCCGACCATGATTGAGATTAAGAAGCGCACTCCATCGCGCAAAGCGCAATTCTGTACTGAAAAGTTGAAGTTAGTTCCTCAGCGGCGTTGGGTGCGCGACAACGTTCAAGATGATTATGAACGATACACGGGCTTGAGACGTGAAGAATCAGAAGCACGCAAAGACACGCCATTGCGCGAGTGGGATGATTACTTTGATTGCTATGTGAATCATCCTATTGCGGCAATGGCGAAGCAACAGTGCTTTGACGATGTGCTTGCAGCGGGCGAACTCATCAATCCGCTTTATTCCCTTGGTTTTGGTCGCGTCGGATGTGCCCCTTGCATTAACAGCGGCAAGGAGGATATGCGTCTTTGGGCCGACCGATTTCCGGAGATGATTGACAAGATCAGAAGTTGGGAACAGCGTACAGGTTTCACGTTCTTTGCTCCCTGCGTTCCAGGCATCCTGCCACGCATAGATGCACGCGGAAAATTCACGATCCACAACTATGTGGATGAAGTGGTGGAATGGGCGCGTACAGATCGTGGCGGCAGACAGTTCAACATTTTTAACGGAATTGCGCGCCCAGCGTGTGAAAGCAAATATGGACTTTGTGAATGACGTGATCAAAGGAATTTTTTATGGTTCATTTTGCCGCATAAGTTAGGCTTGACACGTACTTCGATTCGGAATACATGTAAAAAGAATTACCGAGACGCATGCCCCCCTCTACGGGAACAAGCAATGGCTCAGGACCAGAGATGGCCTGAGCCATTTCTGTTTCCAGTCCATCGCAATAGATTCCGTTCCAAGGAGGAAGTCATGGCAAAAACGAAGCGCGTTACCAAGACCACGCTGGTGCAACTGAAAAAGATGACGCCGCGGGTGAACAAGCTCGGTAAGAGAGCTGCCAAGACGACTGCTGTCAAAGGCTAGCTCGGAGGGCGATGTACTCCGAAAAGATTATTCTCCGTAACTTGGATGAATTTGCCGCGCGTGAGGGGTGGATGCCTACTCCTCATACGCTTGATCAGGTTGATGAATTTAAACATTACATCGACTCTCTCGTAAAAATTGAAACAAACTCCCGCTCTTCCTATATCACGCTTGTTCGTGCGATCACTCAGAAACGACAAAAGGAAATCTGGCGCTGGATTGAGAATGAGCAAGCTCTTTGCGCTTTAAATAGCGACTATTTTGAAAGCCGCTATGGATTTGTGTGCAATGAAGGCGGTGAGATCTTCAAATTCAGAAATCGCAAATCGCAGGAGATTTTCGATTCTGTGATTGCAGACTTTGACGAACGGCAAGTTGCTATTCGTTTGCTGATTTTGAAAGCGCGGCAGGTTGGCATCACCACAAAAACCGCTCTGAAATTCCTTCACAGAATGCTGTTTATTCCACACACGCAGGCCGTGATGGCTTCTGTGCAGGCAGATAAGTCTGAGTTGATCGGCCGCATTCTGGATATTGCCTACAATCGCTGCCCTTGGTGGCTGGTGCCACGGCGTTTGCCCAAGGGTGCCTTCGATAATGGATCGGTTCTTTCGATTCAATCGGGTATGCAGGCAACCGGCATCGCGCAAGGCTGGACGCCGACCTGCATTCATGTATCGGAACTTGCTGACATTCCGAAGCCCAAAAAAGTGATTGAAGAGGGACTGCTGCGTGCAACGCACAGCACGAAAAACCTCTTCATGGTGTTTGAAGGCACGGGTGGCGGCAATACCGGATGGTTGGCTGAAACATGGCGTGCGGCCAAAGAAGACTTTCCGAAAGGGTTGCATGATCTTTGTCCGGTGTTCATTCCTTGGCCGATGGCAACGGATCTGTATCCGGAAAAGGATTGGATCAGTCAATTTCCGGTGCCAGAACGTTTTTATGAAAAGCGTCTTGAAGCGACACGGAAACATGTAGCTCGCGCAGAATTGTTTGTTCGCAATACGCCGTTTTTATCTCGCGTAGTTGGCACCAACTGGCGAATGCCGCTCGAACAGCAATGGTTTTGGCAGTTCAACTACGACAAATCCTGCAAGAACCATAGTCAAAAAATCTGGCTGGCACAGATGCCAGCGGATGATTTTGAAGCCTTGACGGGCTTGTATGACAGCGTGTTTGAACCTGATGTGATCCAGGAGATTGAAGATCACATTTATGAAGTGCGCAGCGATTCTAAAGAAAGAAAAAAGCCGGTGCAGGCTTATGCGATTACGGGCGATTCCATCGATGAAGGTTTTGAACCCAATGAAACGATTGTCGATTATGACAAACCGCATATTCGCGTGAACTGGAAATCGGATAGAGGCCAATATTTTGACTGGATTCTGGTTCCGCTTTTGCCTGTAGACGAAGACGTGGAATCTGAAACTTTTGATAAGTTGCTGGTTTATGAAGAACCAAAACAGGGTTACACGTATAGCTGCGGTATTGATACTGCGGATGGTTTGGGCAAAGAGGATGAAGACCGTACTTGCGTATCGATGACGCGCAATCGGTTTGGGGATGAATACGACTATCAAGTGGCCGAGCTGGTATCGAACCGCATCAACTCTGCGCAAGTAGTGGGCTTTGCAGCTTGCATGGCCGCGTGGTATGGCCAGCATGCGCACGATGCGCGAGGCGTGAAATTTTGTGTGGAGCAGATTACGCGACCTGGCGATACATGCCAGCACCAGCTGAAGCTGATGGGCTTTCATTGGCATCACATTCCACGCCGCTACGACAGCAAAAAGATCAAGGATGAATCCGGGAAAAAGCAGGGATGGTACTCGAATGTGTGGAGCGTGCCGATTTTGATGACGCGTTTTACAGAAGCTGTGAATGGCGGCTGGTATCGACCGGCATCGAAGTGGCTGATTGAAGAACTGAAAACTTTGGAACGACATGAAGCGGCTGGCAAAAGCAAGATGACGCATCGCAGCGGTCAGCACGATGATCGCGTGCGAGCGGCGGCGCAATCCTTCTTTACCGCGCACGACTTTGACATTCTTGCTGAACGGTCACAAAAACGTTATGCATTGCCGCAAGAAAAGATGCCTCCGTTGAGCAAAGCAGTTTGCTCACTCAACATGGTTTCAGTAGGAGTATTCGATTGAACGCGCAATTGAGTCGCAAAATTGTTTTTTGGCTGAATACCACGAATGGTCAGCTTGTGATGGGATTGCCTGAAGAATATCCGGCACCAACTTTCTACGAAAAGATTGTGTGCAATACCGCGCACGATGCCGAGCGGCTTTCACAACGCATGCGCGAACAGGAAGCCGAGCGCGAAGCGATGGAAGACGAAAATCGCGAATATATCGAAGCTGAATTAGTGCGCAACTTGCGTGGCCACATCCATGCGCAGATTGCTAAAGCGCGTGACTGGAAGAATCGCGAGTTTTTGCAGCGCCATCTTGAACTTTATGATCAGCGGCAAGCTAAGTGGAAATGGAAGCGCGAAAGTTATCTTCATGCGGAGGGCTATGAGCATGGACATTGATGTATGTAATCGTTCAATGGACACGTTTATGTTCTAACTGAACTTATTGGATTTATGGAATGAGATGAAAAGAAATTGGCATAGACGGTAAAACAAGTTTCGCCTACTATGCGCTCATAGTTCAGGATTTCAATGAAAAAGAAATAGGTACCACGTGGAACTGGAAACTATTGCGTGGCAAGTACCGAAATTTGAAAGTACGCCGAGTGCACGAATCGGTTGGATTGAAGAGCAGATCGAGGAAGGAGAAGGCTTCCTTGAAGGGCAGTCTTGTTACAAAAATCTAGGCACAAATTTGCGTGTTTTTGATGCGATTTTCCGGGATAAATCGCGTTCGAATCTGGTTACCAACGAGCTGAAATACGACATCAGAAAATTCTGCGAAACGTTGGCGGAAGTGCGTGAAATTGCTGGTTTTGGATCGGATATTTCGGCTTATAAACAAATGGCGGAGATGCTGACGAAAGTATCAAAGGCCGTTTATCTGGAATCTGATTTTCCGTTCCAAATTTTAAAAGTTTTGCAGTATGCCGCAGTGATGGGCATTGGCTATTTATGGCCGAAAGTGCGCGCGGATGAATACGGCTATGGCGAACGCAAGATGGTGTTTGATGCGCTTGGACTTTTGGATGTAATTCCTGTGCAGATGCCAAGAAGCAACGATGTGCAGGATGCCTATGCCGTAACTGTATACGACTACATGCCGATTGCAGAAGCGCATGGGCGTTTTCCGCTTTTCCAGGGTCACTTGCAGACTGTGGGGCCGCGAAGTTATAAGACACGCGTGCAAGCCCGGCGTATGGATTATGCCGAGCGCTATCGCTATGGAGAAGAGGGAAGAAACTTCGGCAATCTCTATACGGAAATCCGTTATACCTTTGTGCGCGATCTGCGCATCAATAATACGGGCTACGAATTGCCGATGGGCGATCCGAACACAAGCTGGTTTTATAAAGTGCCTACGGTTGGCCAAGATATCTTTGGCGGAATGCGCAATGGACTTCCGTATATGCGTCCGGCGACTGTGGAAGATTGCCGCGTGTATCCGAACTTGCGGCTCATTATTACCTCAACAGGGTTGGATCGACCGATGTATGACGGGCCAACCTTTGATTGGGACGGAAAGATTCCGGTGATTCAGTACACCGTAGACGATTGGGCCTGGGAACCGCTGGGACGGTCTTTGGTAGGTGATGTTTCTTCGATTGAAACTACAACGCGGAAGATTGAACGCAAGATTGATGACGTAATTACGATTACCTTGAATCCGCCGATTGGCTATGACCACACAGCTACGGGTGGCGCAAAGATTGAGCATTTTGACATTTTTGAACAAGATGTTCGCTATGGTGTGGATGGAAAACCGAAAGACATTTTGCAATCGCTTTTGCCGGAAGGCGTAAACGTTCGATCAGAGCATTTTACGTTTTTGAAGTATTTGAAGGAAGCCAAACAGGCCCAGCTTGGACTGACAGACCTTGGCAATTTGCAAAACGTGAAGATGAATATTGCCAATGATACAGCGGACAAGATGCTGGAATCGATTGGTCCGATTGCGAAGGGAATTGCCGCCCGCATTGAAAAAGCGAACAAGGCAGTTGGATACCGGATGAAGTTTCTGATTCTGCAATGGTTCAATGTGAAACGAATCATGGAGTATGTAGGACCAGATAACATTGCGCGTGAAGTTTTTGACTACAATCCGGACGATTTGGTGCCGAGCCATATGCCGGATGAAATGGTGGGTGGTAATTTTCCGTCGGGTCCGTCTCGCTATGATCAATTAACCCGTGCACGGTGGTTTGCGAAGCAAATTCGACTTACTTCAGTGCCAAGCACATTGCTGAAGGTGACACAGATGCAGCGTCAATTAATGATGTTGCAGTTGAAGCGTGGGGGAGCGCCGATTTCCTGGTGCACCGTAATGAAAAATCTGGATATTCCAAATTACGGCGAAATTGCAGGAAATACGGAACACGAGAAATGGTTTAACGAAGAGTTGGAAACGCAGAAATTGAAGATTCTGGCTGCAGCCGCAGCGCAACAGTTGATGCAGCAACTGGGATTGCAACCACCAGGAGGCGAAGGCGGTGGAGGCGGTGGTAAAGGAAAAGGCGGCGGAAAAGGTGGTGGCGGCGGACGGCCATCTTCAGGAGCAAAAGCGCCACGCATTAAACAAAAAGGCGCACAAGGTGGAGAACCGCGGACCGTGGTAACAGAATCGTAGAAAAAGGGAGAAGAGCATGGAGCCAAAGATCAAGATTCAGAAAGACTATTACTTGACGGAAGCAAGCATTGAATTGCCTGTGGATGTGGAACAACTGAATGAAATTCTGAAAGTGACAAAAACAACAGGAAAAATGGTGATTCAATACAACCAAGGCTCTGTGCAAGGCGTCAATATTGAGCAACGCACCAAGATTTCTGATGCGCAAGCGGCAGAAATTCGACCTGCACTTGATATCGGCGAAAAAGTTTTGTAAAAATAACTCTTGACTCGAAAAAAGATTCGGCCTATAGCTCTAAAAGAATCACTGAGCGGCATGCCCCCCCTCCTTGGGGAATCAGCAATGGCTCAAGACCAGAAATGGCTCTTGAGCCATTTCTATTTCAATCCCAAGGAGAAACGTCATGGCAAAGCGTCATCGTGTTAGCGCAATGAAGACCAGCCACCTGAAGAAGGGTCGCAAGGGACATCGCAAGGCCCGCAGCAAGAAGAGCAGCATCAAGGCGTAGCTATCTGTTCCCAACGGTAGCTATGCTGCCGTTGGGAACCTAACTTAGGGAGACCCAATGGCTACAACTCCACAACCTATGCCGGACCAGCAAGACCAAGGTGCAGCACCTCCACAGGGTGGAGCACCGCCTCAGGGTGCGCCGCCGCCCGATCAAGGCGCAGCACCCCAGCAGGGTGCACCTTCGCAGGCTCCTGCCAATCCTTTGCAAATGCTGCTTGCACGTTGGTTTCAGACAGCCAAACAGATGGCTGCCGCAGATCCGCGTTTGGCTTCAGGTGCAGAAAAAGTATCGCAAGGCATTCAAGAGATGCAAACAGCTTTGGTGACACCTGCACAGCCGACGCCTATGGGACAGCAACCGCAATATTAATGCTTCGGGAGAACATGTAAAATGCCGACGGTTCATGAAATTTTGAAGCAATCCGGTTTGACTGATGAGCAGATTGCAACGCTTGATGCGAAGGCGATTACTGCGTTTACTGGTGTTTTGACGACTGCGGAACAGGAACGCCAAGCGGCACAGGAAGCAGTAGCAAAAGCTGAACAAGAACGACAGACTGTTCAAAAGACGCAGGGAGAAATTGAACAGGAACGCCAAGCGATTGCAGCGGCCAAAGAAGCTGCTGAACTGGCAAAACGCTCAAATGAACAGTTCTATGCAAACGAGATTGCGCCTGCACTGAATAACTGGGGCAACGAAAAAGTGCAGAAGGATGCCGAACTGGCTTTTTACAGAACGCAGTTGGAAGGTGCGAAAGCGGCTGGATTTATTCCGTCTGAAGCTCCTGCATTTCAGCCTCAAGCAAGTGGCGTACAGCCAAGAGACCAGCAAGGGCGCTATGTAGCGGCTGCACCAGGCAGTACACCAGGGAGTCCTACTTTTACGATGGAAGATATTCGCAATGGACTGGGCGGCACGCTTGGCACACTGACCGATATTCAGTGGAAGTATCAGCGACTGTTCAATGAACCATTGCCGATTTCGCCGACTCAGCTGGTGAAAGAAGCCGAAGCTCAGCGGCTTGATCCGGCCGCTTATGCAGAGAAGCGCTTCAACTTCCAAGCGCGCGAACAGGAATTGGTTCGCAAGACGCAGGAAGAGCATGACGCGAAGATTCGCGCTGAAGCCGCTGCACCGTATGAGCAGAAACTTGCTGAAGCGGAAACAGCGCGGCAGAAAGCTATTGAAGAAACGGATCGGAAGTGGGCTGAAAAGATTGGTTCGAATCCAGATGTCCGGATTGCACAGCCATCGCGATTTGCAGATGTGGCGCGTGCAGTAAAAGCCAATGAACGGCCCGATCCGTTGAATTTGAACGAGCAGCAACGCCGCCAAGCAACTTCGGTGGCGATTAAGCATGAAATTTCGGAACAGGCAGTCGCTTAACTTCCGAAATTGCCCATATCGAGTTTCGTCGAGACGCATGCCCCCCTCTTGGGAATCAGCAATGGCTCAAGACCAGAAATGGCTTGAGCCATTTCTATTTCAATCCCAAGAAGGTGACAAGTGCCAACCGATCCGCTCTATAACGAAATCGACGCGTCGAACTTGGAAAGTGTCCGGAAGAACGTCGTGTTTAACAATCTTTTTGTTGACACGCCCTTCCAGGCAAAGCTCCGCAGGGCCGGTGTATGGGATGAATTCCTTGGTGGCGCAGGCATGATGGAAGGCATCCTTTACGGACGCACGCAGGGAGCCGCGGTGAATCCCGGCCAGACTGTCACCGTGACCCGTCAGCAGATTAACACCGGCATCAAGTTCCTGCCGAAGGCGTATGCCACTTGGTATCCGCTGGATGACTGGGAGATGGATGACGGTTCCGGCACCGGTGGTGTGATCAACTCCGGTCCGTCGAAGATTGTGGACGAGTACCAGCTCTACATGGAATGCATGGTGATGACCATGAACACCATGCAGGAGATGGATTCATTCCGTCATGGACAGCCCTCGTCAAGCACGGTGACCGATAACCGCATCAAGGCGATCAATGGCCTGGATGAGGCGCTGAACAACGGTATTGATCCGTCCGTCTACGGCAATATCTACACCAACTATGGTGGACAGGCCCGCAATGGCAACATTGGCACGGCGCTGAATACTACACCGCTTTATCTGGGCACGCCTGCGGGCGGTACTGGCCAGATTGATTTTGCCTCTTTGATGCAGCTTTGGTCGCAGTGCAAAGTAGCCGGTGGCAATCCGACACTGGGCATTACCAATGTGTTCGGCTTCAAGGCCGTGGCGGTGGCTCTGGATGCGCAGCGCCGCGATATTTCAAACACGAAGCATGACATCAAATGGGATGGCCTGAACTTTAACGGTGTGGATATTTACGCCGATCCTCTGGCGCCTTCTGCCCAGGCACAGAACTACATTGAACTGGCACCGGCCAACGGCGCTGCGGGTAATACGAACTTGGCGGACGGCGTAGGTTCGAGCACGGCAACCATCTCGTTTACAACTCCGCAGTTCTACAAGAACGGTGTGGCAGTAAGTACGTCGCCGACTGGCTCTGGATTGCCTTCGACCACAACGATTCAGCCATCGGAAGTTCTGTACTTCCTGGAGCCGGAGAGCTTTAAGATCCGACCGACCAACAAGAAGGGTTGGAACTTTGGTCTGCGCCGTGCGCCGATGCCGAACAACGTATCGATCGATGCGCTGTTCATGCGGTTGGGAACCAACCTTTACAACGTGCAGCCGCGCCATAACGATTACGCATTTGGATTCTCGGCATAACGCCACCCTGGAGGCAGGAAACTGCCTTCAGGGATTCGCCCTGAAATCGACGAGGGCCAGTACAACTTGAAGGAGAAGCAAGATGCCGCTTCAGCAAATTCTACCCACTTGGTTGTCGCTCAACTCAGCGAATTTTACTTCGCCGACGGCGCTCACCGATGTTCGTACTGGCCTGCCGTTCGCTGCTGGCGGACTCAACATCGGTGATTATTTCGATCTGACAGGGGAAGAAGCAAAGTCGCTTTCGAACACGTCTGTCGGTACCTTGCTTTCTGGGCGCTATCGCTTTGTGCAGGTTGACTCGGGTGCAACTCCTGGCAATGTGGCTACTGGCACAATCGCGATGTTCAAGAGTTTGACGAGTTCGAACTATGCTGGCCCGATCAACAATGTGACGAGCTACGACAAAGCTTTGACTCTGAATTCACCGCGCAAAGCTGTCTTTTTGAACACCGTGACACCTGGCAATTTTGGTTTTGTGCAGGAATTGGGCGATGCAACTGTGCTCTTGAAGACGCCTCTGCAAAATTCGGGCACGATCCAAATTGGCGACATTTTGACGATCACCAGTTCGGGTCTTGATGATCTCACCGCACAGACTGAAACGCCCGCAATGGTTGGTGTGGCTGTACAAACACCAGTAGCAGCAACTCTGGTTGTTTGCCAACTGACGGCTCCGGCATTCCAGGAGTAAGACAACCGCGGTAACACGCGGAGGAGTGATCATGATTCTCACAGCACTTGGAAAAGGCACGGGAGCTGGTCCGCTCTATCCGGAATTTGTTGGACGGCGCGGGCTGTTTGTAGGCATTGGCACGGGACCAACAGCCTATGTTGCTGGTGCCGCTGATTCGGTAACGCTTGCGCTGCCGAACTACTACATTGATGCATTGTGTGGTGGTGTGATGTCGACGGATGGCAGTACGTATGCAATCGTTGGCCCTTCTGGATCTGGAACGCGGCAAACATGGAATCTCTACTATTACGTTGCGTCAACTGGCGCTCGGGCTAGTGGGAATCTTTCAACAATGACTTTCCAGATCGCTGCTTTTGTAGGACAGTTCTAACGGAGTCTTCTCCCGAAGGCACATCAGCGGCTCTTGCGGAGCAATCTGCAGGGGCCGCTTTTGGTAAGGAGCGAATGTGGCGTTCACCAACATGATTCAGGAGCTGCTTGGCATTCCGGGGTGCAACCTTGGCCTTGTGAAAACAAAGCTCAATGAATCCTTGCAAGCGATCCAAAACGAAAATGTTTGGAGTTTTCAACTTCAAACAAATGGATGGCTGACGCCTGGCTTGTTGGGTGGCCCTACGATTGAATTCCTGAGTCCTGGCACAATTACAGTAACGCCTTTTACCAATACTGTAACGGGCGATGCAACTGCTTCCGCAGCCTGGATTGCCACGATCACAAACCCACCGCTCATCACGCAATATCAGATCCGCGTTCCTTATTACTCGCTCTACAATATCGTCTCACTGAATTCGACCAATCCATCGGCTGCGGTGTTGACGCTAGATCGACCTTGGATGGAACCTGCGCAGGTAAATGGCGGTTACATGGCCTATCAGGCTTATTATCCCGCACCGGCAGGATTCAAGCGTTGGTACAACATCCGCGACACCACCAATAACAACCAGCTGGATTGGTGGAGCAAGACGCAGATTGATCTTTCGAACGAAGATGCGGAACGCACCGATTTTGATGAACCACTTTACGTAGTTCCTTATGGGCCAGATACACGCACTGGTTCGGCAACGTATGGCCAGATGCTCTTTGAACTGTGGCCGCATCCGATTACGCAACTGCCTTATACCTTTGGTTGCGAAGTTAACTGGCCAGCGCTCACGAATCCTTCTGACACGTTGCCTTTTCCGCTGACGGAAGAGTTGGTGAAGTTGCGTGCTTACGAAATGCTTTACCTGTGGAAGGAATCGCAGAAGGGTGATGAGATGGAGCGCGGAGCTGGAGCTAACTGGCAATTTTTGGTACAAGCTGCGCGCGGTGAATATGTGAACCGTTTACAGATGATTCGCAATATGGACAAAAATCTGGTTGATCTTTACTTCACGAAGATGCAGCGGTTCCCGTCAGCATTTGGCGAACCGTATTCGACTGTGGAGGGGCAACTCAACGTGGGCGGATGGGGAGATTAACATGCCGAGTTATGCAGGAACAGGACAAGCGCAACTGCTTTATGAGAACACGCAGAAGTATTTCTGGCAAAATGAAACCGTGGCGACAAGCACTTTAAGCGTTGCCTATGAACTGCGCCGTGTTCTGGGTGCGTATTATCCCTGGGGATTGTCAGTCGAAGTTATCTTTTCCGGGAATCCTGGTGCATTTGAAATTGACATCATGGGCGC